TCAGCCAGGGCGGCGGATCCACGTCCAGAGGCGCTTGGCATTGCCCATGCGCGCGGACCACCAAGCGGACCAGTCGCCCCAGTTCTTCAACCTGACGGTGAACATCTGGACGACGGTGAACACGATCGCGCCGGTCAGCGCCCAGTCGCTCAACGTGTAGCCCGGCGAGTAGGTCGCTGCGGTGGCGCTGGCTGCCGCCCCGATCTTCGAACCTGCGACCGCCAGTCCGTTGTGATCTGTTCTTTGATGCTCACCGCAGTTCCCCCAGTGAAAGGAGGCCGGCATGGCCCACCACTACCGCGGTTGCAAGGTCGCGCGGACACCAGCGGCGCGTCTCACGACGGCCTATGTGCTGGCTTGAGTGGTGGCCATGACTACCGGCCATTTGGTAGCGGGAGGTGGATTCGAACCGCCGACCTCGTGGTTATGAGCCACGCGAGCTTGTAGGAGTTCAAACCTACTTTCGGTGCCCGAGGCAACTGCGGTTCCTCATGAGGAAGAAATCTCCCTCATGAGGAACAAGTGAGGTCAGCCAGGTGAATGCCCGCCGTCCGCGTCGACAGCCTGAATCATCGGCAGCGACGCCCTCAGATTGCTTACCGCCCATCCCGCAATGCCATTAAGAGGGAGCCCGTCTTCGGGCTGCCCAGCCAAGCGCTTAATCAGCACATTCATGTTGCTATCAAGCACCGTGCGAAAGGCCCTGTCTTGGGAGGTCGCGTGTCCACTGCCAAGGTTGGCATCCATACGCTCAGCTGCATCTGCGTACCGCAGCAGGCCATCGGCGCTGGCATGCATTGCGTGAAAGACCTTCAGAACAACCAGTGCGTCTTCCCTGGGCAGAGCACCGCACAGCTGCTGGATATGATCCAGCTGAGCGGCGAGCCACTTATACGGTTCCTCGGCAGTCTCGAAAGCGGAAATTGCAGATGCCGCGATCGCTTTGACGGACCTAAGATCCCTTGCGCCAATAGCGTCAGTCAGCTGCCCCGAGCTGTCGTGAACGACCTTACGCGCAGCCCCATAGGCTGCGGCTAGTCTGTCCGCGCGCTCCAGAACTGCCAACACATACTCATCCCTTTTCACCTTACTTCTCCATGGACCACGAGACGCGATTCGCCCCTAACAAACCTTAACAAATGCGACAATGCCGGCCAATACAGGGAGGGTGTCGCAATGGTTGAGACGGTTCTCGGCTTGACGGATTTGCAGATGAAGGCGGTGACCGCCTTCGGTCAGTTGGCGCTCGCTACGACAGTGGCTTACATTGCCTTCCAGCAGTGGAGGACGGCGCGTCACAAACTGAAACTCGATATGTTCGATCGCCGATTCGCGGCCCACGAAGAGCTCAGGCGCCTCGCAACCTCGTTTCGGGGCAAACGGCAGATGCAAGATGCGGACGCAATCTTGGCGTTGGAGCCGACGTTTCGCTATCTGTTTGGGCGACCCAGCGGCATTTTGGTTCGGCACATGGCAGGAGTTGCTATGCGCGTCGCTGTGCAGGCGAGCGCCGTCGAGGTTCCGATTGGCCTGCTCGGGCAGGACTCAGATCCCGTAAGCCTTGAGCGATGGAAGGAAGCACAAGAGAAGATCACCGCAATGATGACGGAGTTTCACACCCTGCATACTCAGGCCATCGCAGCAACTGCCGACCATCTCACCCTCAAGCACTGAGTATCGCGAGCTCTGGGCGCTCCACAGCGCTTTCCGAAATCCCGTCCTGCCACCGTGAAGCGCTTCCTGCAGGACAGCGCTGGCGAACTTGTGGCCCTTGATGTAGTTGCCCTTGCGCATCTTCGCGGACTTGGCCAGGCCGGCGAACGACTGACGCCGCTCTGGCCACACCAGCTCGTGCGCCGCGTCGTAGATCACCAGACGAAGGCGCCAGCGATCAGCGGGCTTGCCCAGGTCCAGCGGCCGCGGCCGCATTGCACGCACGCCTTGGCCACCTGACGGTAGGCAGCGAGGGATAGCCTTGCGATCGGGGCGGGGCCCATCCGCGTCGCTACGGCGAGCGCGGTGTGCTACTCCAGCGGATTGCGCATATAGCCGACCGCGCCGGCGATGTCGCTACTGCCCAGCGGCGCCAAGGCGCTGCGCCCCTCCACTGGCATGCGGTAGCTCCCGCCGACCAGCAGACGCGATAGCAGCTCGAGGACGTCACCATTGCCCTCGTCGTCGAATCCATCCGGGGCTGCGCCACGGCGCCGCTGGCCTGCACTGTCGTCCGCCGGCGACGGAAGAACTGGTGAGCGACGGCACCAGACATCCAGCGCCGCCGCCAGAGCACCGGCAGGATCGTGGCCAACGAACACGGCTGAGGATGCCCCGCAGCTGCAGCACTGGATCTGTGCGCCGCGCGGGAACAGGCCGGTCGGGGCGGCACCACAGCTGCCGCATTGGACTGGCGCGCTGCTGTCGAAGATGGCTCCCCGCGGTCGGATCAGAGCATCCGCGCCGGCGAATGGCAGCGCGCTCTGCGCAAGGCTGGCGTCCGGTACCGGTACCCCTACCAGATGCGCCACACCTTTGCCTCCCAAGCGCTCAGCGCGGGCGAGAACGTCATGTGGGTGGCGAAGCAGATGGGACACCGCGACTGGACGATCACCGCCAAGAAGTACGGCCGATGGATCCCTTCGATAGTCCCCGATGCCGGCGCCAAAGCCGCTGCAGTCTGGGCATTGGGGACCTAGGTCAAACGATGGATGCCAGATGCGGGCTTTAAACGAGTTCCGCCTTCAGAATGCGATGTGCCGCATCTTCGGCGCGACTGTAGGGACGCACCATGAGCGAATGCTCATCGGCGAATGCCTCAAGTTCCGACAGAGCGCCATGGGCGGCATCCAGTTGCCTTTGTGAGAAGCCCGGCGAGTCCTTCTCCGGAATCCAAAGCAGAAGCTCATAGGTAGTCCTTGGCGCAAGGACATCCAACTGATCTTTCAGAATCTGCAGATCCACCAAGCGGGATTTCGATCGGATGCGCCTGGTAGAGAGATTTGATCCTGGAATCAGCATGTCAAAATTGGCGGCAATTCGTTCCCCCAAGTATCCGATTCTCGTAGGGGCGGCCCCTTTCCGAACGACGACCTCGCCGTTGAAGCGTACATCCAGGTGCGGACTCTGGCCGCAAACCCGATCGCGAATCTGCTGAACCCACCTATCAATATCTAGCCCAGTTCCAACCGACTCCGAGGTCTGCTCGACGCTGCTGTTCGCCAACTTCGCTGCCAAGCTCGAAGTCAAGATCGCTCCGCTGCGGGCGATCTGCTCGAGGTCAGCTCCCATTGCGGTGCGGCAAGGCCCCAAATGACAGGATCGGAAAGGCGGCACCCAACTGTCCAGCGCTCCGCCGGTGGCCAGGTAGGCTTGAAGGACATCAATGGCCAAATCTATTAGTCCGTCGAGCACTTCTGCCCTGTCGCCGTACATGCACTGCAGAACTCGACCCGACAGCGTGGCTTGAACGTGGAAAGCGCCACTACCATCCACGGCGGCAGTGGCAATCACAATTCGCTCTCCGCTTCCGTGCATCGGCTCGATGTACAAGGGCGCCCAGATCGCTTGGACGTTAGGAGCAGGTGGGAACATCCGGAAGTCAGCGGTGATGGCCATCGAACATCTCGCTCTGCATTGCCGGAATTCTCTCGCTAGCCAGTCGCATCAGATGCGCCTGTCTGGACGCAAGCCACACGAGGACCGAATCTGCCTCTTCGTCAGGCCATAGTCCCGCGGGCAGGCCAAGATCGCTCTGAGAGGTCGGCTTCTCCTGAAACGCCTCCATTACGCCTAAAGCAACCGGCCGAATTCGGAGCAGCTCGTTCTCCGCTCTGCCGCGTACCGCCACGTCAAAAAGGATGTTCTGCGGCGCCAATTTATCCACAGGGAGCGTGGCGTTCACGGCCAAGCCGTGGTCGATCAGCCAGAACTCGCCGGTGCCGCTATAGAGGATGTTGCGCTCATGTCGATCGCAGTTTGCGATCCACTCGTCAAAGCAGGCAGCCTTGATCAGACCAGGCCAGGCACGCAATTGATCAAGTATCGCCTGAAGCTGCCCGGCTTCTATGAAGGCAGACAGATCCCCATTCCCCGCGGCCACGCTGCCGTAGGCCACGTACGCCCCCCCCATATGCTCTGGGACGTACACAAGCAACGGCTGGGGTACTGGGAGATCCAATTGGCGAGCGATAACCGCGCAGGCGACCTCCACCAGGACCTCCCGGGAGCTAGCCAGCCTCTTCACATAGGCCTCGACATCGCCCGACGATGTCCGGACAACCGCCCTAACGGCATCATTAATGCCGGTGCCAGCCAAGCCCAGCGAATTCACCAAGGTGCCAAACTGCAGCATCGATCCCCCTTCAGCATCCCTTGCTGAACGATTTCGTGAGCATATCTCAGGGCTTGACTACCGTCACTGTCGATCGTCCCAGCGGATAGCGCGCCTTGGGAGGGGGCGAGCGTGACTGTTCAGGAAGATTGCCGTAGTATTCGGGTCGTTGGGCAGGGTCAGTGCCAGCTTTTTGCCAGCATTGACCCCAAAAGCCTTGCAATACTTGAAGAAACCGGGGGTGCATTGGTTTCGACGGGGGTTGTGAAGTCGCCTGGCGCATGCCGAGGGGGTAGCTTTCCTCGTAAATCCAGCTGCAAAACTCTAGTTGCCAACGACGACAACTACGCTCTGGCCGCTTAAGGCCTAAGCCTCGAAACCGCTTGTGTCCATGCTCGCGGTGTAGAGTCACTATCATGGAATCGCGCTGGATGGCTGCCTGTCAGTCCGGCACTAGAACACAACAGGCTGGTTCCCGGATGCGCTTTGCGCACCGTGCTGTTCGGGGACGAGATCCAACGGTGAGCTAAGCATGTAGTGCTGGGGATGGAGTGCCTTCGGACGGCGGTTCAATTCCGCCCACCTCCACCAATACCGGGTCCACCAGGGTCCACGAAAAGCCGGAATCCCTCGTCAAATAAGGGGTTCCGGCTTTTTCGTTTTCCACGGTTGTCCATGCCGTTCCGTTGCAGGCTATGAGACGGTGGGGGTATATCTAGGGGTATCGCACCGCCCACAAGAAGCCGATACCCCCATGCCCCTGACCGACCTCGCGATCCGCCGCGCGAAGCCAGCCGACAAGCCGCAGAAGCTGTCCGACGCCGGCGGCCTGTACCTCTACGTCACTGTTGCCGGCGCCAAGAGCTGGCGCTGGAAGTATCGCTTCGGGGGCAAGGAGAAGGTGCTTGCGCTGGGCCTGTACCCCGACGTGAGCTTGGCCGGCGCCAGAGACGCGCGAGACGATGCCCGGCGTCTGCTGCGCAGCGGCGTGGACCCCGGTGAGCAGAAGAAGGCCGCCGCTACAGCCGCCGTCGTAGACGCTGCTTCCAGCTTTGAGGCGATTGCCCGGGAGTGGCTGAAGGCCCGTCCTTGGGTGCCGACGTACAGCAAGAAGGTCCAGGCTTGGTTCGAGAATGACGTTTTCCCCCACATCGGGAAGCTGCGCGCTGCCGATCTGAAGGCCTCTGACTTCCTGAAGATCGCCCGGAAGATGGAGGAGCGCCAGGCGTTCGAGTCCGCGCACCGCGTCATGCAGAACTGCGGCCAGGTCATGCGCTACGCCGTGGCGACCGACCGAGCCGAGCGGAACCCCGTCGCGGACCTACGCGGCGCCCTGGTCCCGCCTCCAGAACGGAACCACGCCGCGGTGGTAGACCCGATCCAGCTGGGCGGCCTGCTCCGCGCCCTACACGCCTACCGTGGCGCCGGTATCGTCAGCGCGGCGCTGAAGCTGGCGCCTTTGGTCTTCGTGCGTCCGGGCGAGTTGCGGCAGGCCGAGTGGGCGGAGATGGATCTCGATGCCGGTTTGTGGTCGATCCCGGCAGCACGTATGAAGATGCGGCAGCCTCACATCGTGCCGCTGGCGCGTCAGTCGGTTGAGATCCTGCGCGAGCTGAAGCCCTACACCGAGTCGGGAAAGTACGTGTTCCCGGCCAGGGGCAAGAAGGATCGTCCGATGTCGGAGGTGGCGGTATTGGCAGCACTGCGCGCCATGGGCTTCGACAAGGACACTGTGACGGGCCACGGCTTCCGTGCAACTGCGCGCACGCTGCTGGATGAGGTGCTCGGGTTCCGCCCCGACATCATCGAGCACCAGCTGGCGCATGCCGTGCGCGACCCGAACGGCCGTGCATACAACCGCACGACCCACCTCGACGAGCGGGTTCGGATGATGCAGGAGTGGGCGGACTACCTGGACCGGTTGCGCGATGGGAATGTGGTGCAGCTGCGGGTTGCCTGATGCCTATACGCCACGGCGCATCTGCTGCAGCCCTGCCCTCACCCACGCCTTGGTGCGGGCGTCCCTAGCTCGGGGTTTCGTCTCTGCCGGCGGCTTGCGCGGTTCGAGCGCGGCCTTGATTCGCTCGACCTCCTTCGCTCCGGCCTCGGCCAAGCGCCGGGCCTGTTGCTGCTGCTCGCGGGTTGGCGGCAGGCCCGGCAGTGGCGGGGGCGGCTGGATCGGGGTGCTGTCAGTCAGCCGGGCAACCGCCTGGCGCAGGGGCAGATCGGGATAGAGCCTGGCCGCACACCAGCGCTCGGCGTACCGCTTCGCCTGCCGGACGTTGGCCGCGCGCACTTCCTTCACCTGCCACATCTTCTGGCCTTCCATCCATAGCCTGACCCCGGGACCGCCGTCGGGCGTGACGCTAGCCGTCTCGCGGCCGTTGTACCAAAGCGCCCAGCGCTCACCCATCTGGACCCAGCCAGAGGGGATCGGGGCGGTGCGGAAGCCGTGGGAAGAGCGCATGGCCGGAAGGATACGGCCGGCGGTCGCAGATCCTGCGAATGCCCCGCCCACGCCCCTGAATCATTCGAAGTCGATCGAGGAAAGCGCCCTACTCAAAGCCGGGGCGCATCGAGAACGACCCGGCTCGGGCTTGCTCAACAACCGAACTTCGGCTCGCCGAACGTCTTGCGGAGAGAAGCGATCAGACCAACGTCATCCGTGAGATTCGTTTCACTCACATCAACATGCGGCAATGCGCCAATGGCCCCCACAACGACATGCTTGCGCACCGTTAGAACGGCGTCCAGCGGAACAGGACGCTCTTGCCGTCCGAAATCATGCTTGTAACTACCACTCACCCAACCGGACGGTGTCAGGTGCTCGTCTTCCCACTCATTGCTCAATGACATTGCCAGCCTCAGTTTGTGCGCTATTGAAAGGTCGCCCCGCCCAGTCCGGGCGGGGCCGATTAGTCACGCAGCCGGGAGCTTCGGAACGCCCGGCGCCTCCAGCAGCAGCCTGTCTAGGAACGGCAAAGCTGAAGGATCACGTTCGCGGAAGTACTGGTGGGCCTTGTTGGGCAGCCAGACCTCATTGAAGTGAAGGCGGAACGTGTGCAAGTAGCCGATCGGGTACATCTTTGCATCGCAAACGCGGCCATCTGCATATCGCTGCTTGTAGGTCGGCACCTTCGAGGTATCAACTCCTTGGTCACGCAGCCACTTGGCGAACATCTTGCCCTCAGAGATGTCCGGGACCATATGTTCAGGCAGTGTGTAACCGAGAGCTTCGAGGGGTGCAATCAACGAAATCGCCAACTCGCTCAGGATCGAGAAGTGCGTATAGGGCACCTTATCTTTGTTAGCGAGATAGCGCTGGATGTGATGCGGCAGCCCAGGGGAAGGCCCGCCATTGGGCTGCCGGCCAGAGAGCCATTCCCGCACCCATTTGGCAACAGCGACTGCGAACTTCGGGGAAAGCCACTGGGCAAGATGGGTGGCGACATCCGGGTGCACCCAGGTTCCCTGCGGCCCATTGCCCTTAACCACTTGAATTAGCTCGGAAACGGGATATCCCGTTTCCGCAGCCAGCTCGTCAAGGAACTGCCCCGTCGCTTCAAGGCGACGGTAATCAAAGAACCGCTTTCCAACGGCCTGACACATGGCGGTCGCATTGATGTACCCATCGAGCTTGCGCTGCTCAATGAGGGTGTTCTCCATCTGGCGATGGATAAGCTGCAGCGAAAGCTGCTTGGTGTTGCTGGTCATATCGACTTGCCTCTTGTGTAGCAGGCGAAGCCTTGGCCTCAACTAGCGGAACTACGACGCAGGTCACAAATCGTCAGTAACGATCAATTGACACGTATTACATACGGCGTATGATTCGCTCCGTTACTTCTAGGTAAGTTGTTGCCACTGCTCGGCACTGCTCGCGTAACACCGCCCTGCCTAGCGCCAACTAGGTGGGGCTTTTTATTGCCCCAGCGGTGGGTCGGGAGATCCGACGCCCACAAGATAGTGAGGCGGTTCAGGTCCGTCAACGCGAAATGTAGGGAAATTCGGCAATCCCTAGTGCTGCAAGGGTCCCAGCATCGGCGTGCGGATCAATAAGTTATTCGATGCCCATCCGAACTGCGCAGTCAAGTAACTTTCGATGGTTATCAACAACTTAGCCAACCCTAATACACGCGCTGGATACACTCTCTCAGCCTACGATCCGGCCATGTGCGGCCGATTCGTCCAGCTCCCCGTGATCGACTTCGGCCAGCCGGGGCTGGCTGACCTTGCCCTCGGCCTGGCCGAGATCCAGCCCAGCTATAACCTCGCGCCGACACAGCGCGCCTCAGTGATCCTGGACCGAGGCGAAGGCCGGCAGGTAACCCGGCTGGCGTGGGGCCTACTGCCGTTCTGGGCCAAGGCCAAAGGCCTGCAGGGCTCGACCATCAACGCGCGCATCGAGACGGTGGCCACCAAACCGGCCTTCCGGTCGGCGTTCAAGAAGCGCCGCTGCGTGATCCCTATGGCCGGCTACTACGAGTGGTCGGTCAGCACCGAGGACGGAAAGAAAGACCCCTGGTTCATCCACGCCACCGGGCCGCTGCTGGCCGCTGGCCTGTGGGAGGACACCAGCCCCCTGCTACCCGACGGCAACCTGGGCACCTTCACCATCATCACCGGCGACAGCAGCGGCGTGTCGGCCGACATTCACGACCGAATGCCGGCGTGGCTGCAGGCCGGCCAGATCGACGAGTGGATGGCCACAAGCCCCGACGACGCCATGGCAATGCTGCTGGCCAGCGAGCCGCCGGCGATGGAGGCGTACCGCGTCAGCCGCGCGGTGAACACGCCGCGGAACAACCGCGAGGACCTGCTGCAGCAGGTTGCATAGCCGCGGGTCAACCGAACCCCAGCGGAACCTCGGTCAGGTCCACTATGAAGATCGTGGCGTTCTGCGGGCCCATCGTCACACCGCCCACCGGGAACGTGTTCGTGATGAGAATTTGCGAAAACGTCTCATGCTTTGACATGAAGATTCTGTTGTCGCTCGTCATGTGGAAAGCGTCAGCCGAGGCCGTGCACCGGTCTTGGGACACCGACGAATAATAGAACCTTGGGGAAGGGATAGCGATGCCAATCCTGGTCCCAGGGAAGAACTGGCCGACCTCCACGAACGGAGTATTGACCGGCGGCGGTGGAAGCGGCACAACCTGCAGCACGCGCAACCCCTTCCGCCTCGAGTCATAGAAGACTGATCCGTCCTCCCCGCGCATGCGTAGCCCCACCGGCCCTGAAGCGGCCCGCTCGGTAGCGTCGAACGTGTAATACTCCAATGTCTTGTTCGGGGCATTATTCGCCGCAAACACGTAACAGCTCAAACCCGACTGGACGATGGAAAACCCAGTGATGTACGCGACGCTGTCGTTGATGTACCTAACCACGTGCAGGTTGGTTGTTCCGGCAGTGCTCGCCAGCAACCCATAGGGAGACGAAGAGGCGAACGGGGGCGATCCGCCGGTGGCACTACCTCCAAAGGAACCTGTGTCACGCGTCCCTGACTTGGCCAGTTGCAGGTTCCGGTAGCCGGCCCCAATCTGGATCTGCCCGGTTCCCTGGTTCCGTACGCGTAGTCCGACGGCCATCAGCTGTATATCCCGTAATGAAGGGTGACGCCGCCGACGGTGTTCGTGGTCTCGCGGCTTAAGAAGATCTCCATTCGAACGTGATAATTCACTACCTCATCAGGCCAGGTCCAGTTGATGGTGCTACCGGAAATGGTGACCGAGGGTACTAGCATCCCGTACACCGATCGCTGGCCTTCGCAGGTGAAGTAATAGAACGGCTCCCCTCCGGAGAAATCACTCACCACCAGCCCGCCGTTGGCAGCGGCAGGAGCCCGATACACGCCACCCGAAGAAATTGGATCGTACAGCGGGAACGTGTACGACCCGATGATCTTGGTCAGGCGTGTGGTGACCGAGGTCTCCACGTACCCGCTCTCGCTCCTTACCCGCAGACCCACATCGGCCATTACAGCAGCACTCCAAGTTCGACGGCCGGGTTGCCGTTCGGGTAGTAGATGTAGACGCCCTGGTTGGTGATGTTCAGGCGATATCCGCCGGCCACCATGCCGTTGAACTGGAACCCGCCGCCGGCGGCCTTGTCGATTCTCCAGCCGGTCTGGCCAGCGACGTAGTCATCGGACTGGATGGCCCCACTAATCTTCGCGTTGGTGATCGCGGCATCGGCGATATTGGCGCTGGTGATCCACGCGGTGCCGATCAGGGCCTGGTTGATGAAGGTCTGGCCGCCCTGGATCACGAACGGCGAGGTCAGCTGCCCGTTGACCAGGTTGACGAACGCGAAACGGTCGGCGGTAAACAGCACCTGGCTCTGGTAGCTGCCGTCCGGCTGGTTCTCGATGCCGATGCCCATTCCAGCTGCGTAGTACTGGCCGTTGGCTGCAATCTGCAGCTTCAGGCTGTACGAGGCGCTGATCTGTCCGTCCAAGTCGACCAGAGCCTGCGAGGTGGCCTGCACCATCGCCCGGGTCTCGCCTACCGCTGCTTCGGTGGTATCCACACGCCGGCCCAGCGCGTAGTCTCCGCTGGCGATGACCGTAAGCGTGGTGATCGTGCCGGCAAACGCGTCCTCATCGCCCGCGTTCCAGTCCCCATCGCCGGCGTGCTCCGCGCTGTATTGCGCCACCAAGCCATCTACGCGGTTGCCCACCGCCGTGACCTTGCCGTCCACCTCCGTAACATCCAGCTCCAGCTGATCGATCCGCCCGGCCAACGCACCGGCCTCGGCCACCGCATCACCGACGCTCTTCCACTTCGTGCCCGGGGGCTCCTCGTTGCCGGGCGCGGCGTCGGTCCACAACCAGATCTTGCCGTTGTGCACCACCGTCTGGCCCGATTCGTACGTGGCATCTGCGGCCCAGATCAACGGCGCGATACTGCTGATGCTCTCGATCTCCGACAGCAGCTCCCGCCCCAGCGCGCTCTTGTTGATGAGGCCAGAGAAATAGGCGTCGTACTCGGTCACGTCGGTGCTCGACTCGCCCACGACACCAGCGCCAGCGGGATACCACGGCCCGATGTTGCCGCTGCGGTCCACCAACCGACCCCAGAAGTAGAACTTCGCGCCGGCGGCCAGGCCATCGAGCCGGTGCCGGTTCTGGGGATAGGCGAAATCGCCCAGCTTCGTCGCGTTCTCCAGGTTCGGGCCGGCGCTGCGCCAGATCTCGGTGCGTTCGGTGTCGGTTGCCCCGGGCGGAAACGCCCAGGCCAGCTGGATGCCGAACACCACTGACGCTGCCGTCAGTGAGGTCAGCGCCGGCGGCGGCTCCGTCTTCCCCTGAATGTCGGTGAGGACGCTGAGGGCGGGCTGCGACACCGCATTGAGCGCATTCACCGCACGCACCCGGGCCAGGTACTTGCCCGCATAGATCCCGCGCACCTCCGCGCTAGCCGTGCCCACGCGCCCCACACGCACCCAGTTCAGATCGTCCCGGCGCCATTCCACGTCGTAGGCAATCGCCTTGTCGGCCGCATCCCATTCAATGGTCAGCACCGGCGTGGCAATGCCCTGGTCGATCACCACATGCGAGGACAGGCGCACGTTCGCCGGCGGCGGCTGCACGCTGGGCGGTACGATGCTGATGGGCGGCGGCTCCAGCCGGGTGCCGTCATCGATGGCCGCGAACTTGTCCGGGCGGTGCTGCAGCGCGGTGACGCGATAGGTCAACCCATCTTCCTCGGTGATGCTGATCACTCGGAACTGCTGCATCACCAGGTCGGTCGACTCCGTCGCCCAGATCGACTGCACCACCGGGATCGCGCTCCAAGGCGCAGAGACGGTCACCACGCGCGTCTCCGGGTTGACCGCGCTGATGGTGCGGGCCTCGGTCTTCCCGCCCGGCAGCGTCGCCCGCAGGAGATCCCCGGCCTGCATCGAGGGCGGCACCACATCCAGGGTAAGGCTGCTCGCCGCGGCCGCGCTGATGCGACCGGAGTTGCGCCGCCCCGCGCGCTTGGCATCGGCGACCTGGATCACGTCACCGGGCATGCAGTTCAGGGCATCGAGACCCACGGCGAAGTTGACGGTCTCCGTCTCCAGATTCTCGCTGTAGAGGATGTGCAGCCCCACGCGCTGGGCCTGCGACTTGGAGTGGCAGCCGAAAGCCGTCACCTCGATCTGGTTCACGCCGTAGCGTGCAATCCCTTCCTGCAGCTGGACCGGCTCGACCTTCTGCCGGCCGAAGTCGTCCGGGTCGGACCAGGACACCAACGCCACCGTGTGCCGTGCCTTGCTGCCGCTGCCGATGTACTTGAACTTCCCGTCGACCACGTTGGCCTGGCTGTAGGTATAGACCGGGTCCTTCGGCATGTCGGCCGAGGCCATGATCTGCCCCGCCGCGTAGAAGCTGATACCGCGGAACATGCTGGCCATGTCCTGCAGCACCTTGTGGGCCGACTCCCGGGTCTGCAGGTACAGGCTGCAGGTGAAGCGCGGCTCCATGCCGCCCATGCCGTCGCTGACCAGCTGATCGCAGTACTGCGCAATATCGTACAGGCGCCACTTGTTGACCCAGTCCAGCGGGATTCGGTCGCCCAGACCGAAACGGTCGTTGGTGACCATGTCGAAGAACACCCACGCCGGGTTGTTCGTCCAGGCCGACTTGAAGGTGCCATCCCACACCCCGCTGTAGGTACGCGCGATCGGGTCGTAGTTGCTGGGCACGCGGATGATCCGACCCCAGATGCGGTAGGCCGTGGTCGGCTTGCCCTGGAACTGGCTGCCGTCGATCTGGATCGCGGCCAGTGCGCAGTTCGGGTAGCGCAGCTTCACGTCGATGATCTCCGTCATGGAGATCACGTTCACGGTGTCGGCGACGGTGGAGCTGTTCGCGTTCGGCGTAAGGCGGCGGATCCGCGCCTGCCACTGATTGCCCGGCGGCAGGTCGATGCGGTGACTGCGCTGGTACTCGGTGGTGGTCTTGCCGCGGAAGGCGTTGCTCAGCACCGTGCTGAAGGCGCCGCCATCGGTAGACAGATCGATGGCGTACTCGACTGCATACCCCTCGGTGTCACCGTTCTCGGTGTTCTGCCGCTGCAGGGCGGGCACACCGAACCGGATGCGGACCGCGGACAGATCCTGGCCGGAGGCCGCGCGCACCACCGGTGTATCCCGCAGCTCGACGCCGACGCCGATCTCGTTCTCGACCGACGGGAAGCCCGGGATGTACTCCTGATCCTGCGTGCCCGAGCGCGTCTCGACCTTCACGCCGTTGAAGTTGAAGCTGCCGTCGCTGTTCTGGATCGGCACCTCATTGAGGTAGATGGACTGGTTGCCGGCCACCAGACCCCGGATCTCGCCCTCGCTGACCAGGTCCAGCACCTTGGCATAGGAGATCGAGTGCAGGCTGTCCGGGGTCTCCACCGGCGTGCGGGCGTTGGTGCTGCTCTTGCCGCCTGCGCCGATCACATCAACGCACGCCAGGGCCAGCGGGGCATGCTGATAGTTGATGGCTCGACTCACTGCTGGTCCTCCGCGTAGATGCCGCCGCTGATCACCACTGATCCGACGACCATCCCCTTCGTGTCGTGGCCGCCGTAGGCGACGGGCACGGGGTTGCCTTGGGCCTGCACGTTCACAGGCCCGTTCATGCTGTAGTTCGGCGTGTTCTCGGCGGCCTCCTTCGTCCCTAGGCCACGGGGCTGGGGCGACAGCATCTGCACCACGCCGCCGATGGCCAGACTCCAGCCGGCCGCGCCGACAGCGCCCCAGAACTTGGCCGCGGCGGCGCCGGCGCCCGGACCGCCGTAGATGGAGGCCACCACGATCAGAGCCACACCGACGATGGTCTGCAGGGCGCCCCCACGTTTGGAGCCGACCAGCACCGGTGCAATGCGGATATCGTCGGCACCTGGCGGATCGTGCAGCTGCGCCTTGCTCAGGTTCTCCCGCCCGATGAACACGGCAAACTCGATGCCCTGGTCCTTGCAGCCTGTCAGGAACTGCCGGAAGCCGGGCAGCAGGATGCCGAGCGCGAAAATGGCCTCGGCCGGGCTGTTCACCGCCAGCTGGAACTTGCGGCCAAAGCGAGCGCCGAGGCGGCCGTACAGCCGGACAGTACGCAGGCGATCAGTCATGGCCGGCCTCCTTGTGACGGACGATGTAGCGGGTGCGCTCGGCCCACATGCCGCCGTAGACCACCGTTTCAGACAGGCGCCCGTGCATGTGGTGCAGCATCTTCCCGTCGCCCAGGTAGACGCCGGCATGATTCGGTACAGGTGAGCGGATCTGCATCAGGATCATGTCGCCGCGGCGCGGTTCGCCCTGGATGACCGCGAAGCCCTCCGCCTGCAGCCGGTCCAGGCTGTAGAGGTCCTGCCCCTTCTCCCACCAGTCGTCCTCCCGCTCGTACTGGCTGAGCTGGATGCCCAGCTCGCGGACGTAGAAATCACGCACCAGGCTGTAGCAATCCAGCACGCCGTGGGCGAACTGCCGGCCCACCAGCGGCGCCTCGTAGCCGCAGGGCACTATGGTCTGCAGGTCGCCACATTGGGGATCAGCCCCAACGCACTGCCCCACGCTCACGATGTGCCACGGCAGGCCGCTGGCCTCGCACATGATGCGGTCGGCATCAGAGGCAGCCGCAGACGCGTTCGGGTGGCTGTGCACGACGGCCAGCACTTCGCCGTTATCCTCGGCGTCGGCAAAGTCCTCTGCCGGCAGCCGGAAGTGCTCGCTGGGAGTTGTGGCCAGGTTGCGGCACGGGACGTATATCTCCCCATCGCAGCCGGCCACGATGAGGCCGCAGCACTCGCGCGGGTAGTCGGCCACGGCATGCGCCTGGATGGCCTGCAGGGTGCTCTGTTGCATGGATCTCGCCCATAGAAAAGGCCCGCGCCTGGCGAGCCCTGTGGTGCTGCTGGTGCAGCGCGAATGGTCTGGAGCTTGGGTATGGGGGGCGTCAGGTCCGCAGCAGGCCGGCGGCGGGGAATCCACCGTGCGGAATCGGCTTGTCCTGGCCGAACCGCAGTTGGCAGCTCCGGACCAGGCCGGCGCACACGTCCCTGGCCGGGTCGTCGACCGGCTGGTCGTTGATATCGAAGTAGGCCGAGCCGGTGTAGCCGCAGTAGGGACCGCGGTAGCCCCCATGCAGCAGCGCACTGCAGATCCTCGTGCATTGCCGGGCGGGAAGCTCCCGCCCGTTGAAGTCGGCCACCGTGGTCAGCTCGAACTCGACCGTTTCGTCGTCCTCGCCCACCTTGCGCTCGATGTACCAGATTTCATCCGGGAAGTGTTCGCCCGGATCAGCCAACGGGTTCCCCTCGGCGAAGTTGGCTGCGTCCAGGTACTTCACCAGCGTCTGCCGGCGGATCAGCTTGGCGCCGGCCAGATCCTGGAACATGCGGCACAGAGCGCCGATCCGGCCATCGATGTTGCTGACCCTAAGCCGTGGGTTGGGCTGCTGCTCGCTGGTGCGCTCGAAGCCGGTAGCGTTGATCGGCCAAGGTCCATATTCCTGACCCTGCCACCAGATCACCCCCGACTGCAGGTGCTGGTGAAACCAGAGCTGATCTGCACCGAAGCTGGTGCAGTCCAGTTCATAAACGGTGACGCGGCCGCCTGGCTCGAGCTGCTGAGCATCTGCGGTGATCATGCCGCATCGACCTCCGCATCCTCGGTTTGTTCGAGCTCCGGAGCGTCAACGACGACACGTACCGTCAGCAAGTAGACAATGTCCCTTGCCTCTCCGGTCGCCGGATCGGTACACGAGTAGAGCACCGCACCCGCCTCCTGCTGGATGGCCAGGCGGATGGTCTGCTCGTCGTTCTCGTCACGGTATACGCTCGCGCGCCACCCGGTAGCCGGTTTGATCCCCGGACCAGCTACCCGATACACACCAGTCGCAACCCGAGCGCACGCGATGCCCAGAGCATCAAACGAGCAACCGATGCTTGTGCCAGGAGCATGGTCTCCGTCGAGCACGATCCCGCCATCAGGCTGGATGTTGAACGCTGCGGTGCAGGTGGGCTCCATGTTCAGGCTCTCTTGATGAAGTTGTTGGCATCCACCGTCGTGTTCCCCGCGTGCCATAGGGCACTGCCCCGGAAGGAGACAGCTGTTCGGGTGACCGTGAGCGCTTGGATATAGGCCGAGTTGAAGAAATCGCCATCCTTCAACCAGACTTGGAGCTGAGATTCGAATCCGTTGGCTCCCGTAGGGACCAAGAACATGCCGGCCAGATCGCTGTTGCTGGCGTTGTAGGACAGGGTGAGCTTGGCTCCGAAATCGTTCGTAGCATTCGCGTTGTGGAAAAAGTTCGCGCGACGAACTGCCGTTCCGCCACCTCGCATGACGAGCGTCCCCGTCATGGCGCCGGCTTCACCGCCAGACTTCGGAACAGCCGCCGCAGCTGCAGCACCTGCATTGGTCGCCTTCGTGTCCGCGGTGGCCGCAGCTGTGGCGACAGTACTGATCCGACCATCGAGGTACGCGTCGTTATCGTTGACCTTCCCGAAGGCGATCCTGGCTGGATCGCCCTTCTTGCCGTTCGGCTGGACTGTATCGATATTGATTGGCTGAAGTGCCATGTTCTCTCCTTACGGCTGGAACGTCTGTTCGAAGGTGGCCGTGACGCTGTAGGTAAGACCACTGGGGAATGGCTCACCCTGCGCTGTGCACTCGAACAGCAGCAGGCCGCGTGGGCTCTGCCACAGGAACGAGCGGCCGACGTGCGTATCGAGGAAGGCGATGATCTGCTCGATCGTCGCCAACGTGCCGGTGAAGGTGAGCTGGTAATTGCGGCTGCGCGGGTTGATTCCGTCCGGCGCCACCTGGCGGTAGCCATCGCCGAACTGCACGCGGTGCACCACGTCCTTGATGGTGCTCCCGCCCGTGCTGGTCGGCTTCCAGATGAAGGTGTCGGTCATCGCCCTGCTCCCATGACCCGCATCGCACCACCGTCCTTCATGGACCTGACCTGCGCATCGTTGATCTTCATGTCGATCAACTGCCCAATTTCCTTGCCGAACCGCTGCCACACGGGGGTATCTGCAGACACGTCGGTAGAGCCGTCGCTGTTGACGACCACGCGCACGTTCACCACGGATCCGCTGCCGGTGGACGTGTTGCCACTGCCGCCAGTCGGGGCCGCAGGGATCACTGCTCCGTTGTCGCCAGGGATGAGGTACGTCCTGCCGTTCTGTCGGAACAGCTCAGGCTTGCCGCCCTCACCCACCTGGTAGAACGCGTCCGCCGCCACAGGGCCACCGGTTGCGCGGCCACCGCCGTAGCTGGCCAGCAGGCCGGCATTGATGTTCTGCGTGCCGCTGGTCGCCGCCGCGTTGCCCGCAGCTGTCACTCCCCCGCCCCATGCGCCCGCCACCGCATTGATGATGCCCACGGCCGCCTGCTTTGCAGCGATGCGCGCCAAGTCGGCAACGATGGCATTGGCCATGTCACGGAACGATAGCTTTCCGGTCTGAGCGAACCGCACCCAGGCATCCTCCCAGCCACCGAGTGCGCTGTTCATCAAGCCGTTGGCCTGCTCCAGCGCGTTACTGGCAGCGAAGGCGTAGTCCTCCCATGCGCGGCGCGCGCCAGCACGCCAGTCGCCCAGCATCGCCAGGCGCTGCTCCTGGAAGACGCGTTCCTTAGCCAGCTCGCTGTCGCGATAGGCAGCTGCGTTCGCCGCCAGCAGATCCCATGACGCCTTGTCGCTGGCCACATCCCGGCTGCCGATGCGCTTCAGCTCATCCTGATACTCGCGTTGGATGTCCAACTGCCGACGGAGCATGCCCACCGCATCTGACCCACGGCCCATGCCCATCAGGTCCAGTTCGTTGGAGCGCGCTCGGTTGCTGCTGGCCTGCTCCAGAATGGCCTGCTGCCGCGCCATTGCCTCCGCCGCTTCCTTCTCCTTCGTGTACGCCGCTGCCTTCTTTCCCGAGGTGAGCAGTTCTTCCCTGGCCGCCTCCAGGAGCGCCCGGGTAGAAGCCGTCATGGTGTTCCTGCCCTTGGCCAGCACCTGCTCGATCGCCATCGCCTGGCGCTCGCTCTCGGTCAACTTTAAGCCGGTCTCCACCAGCTGCTTGTTGGCCTCGATCTGCCGCTGGGCAGCGGCCAGCATGTTCTGCGCGGCGCTGTCGTCACCGTTGCGCTTACCCACGCCGTCGCGGCGATTGAACGACTTGTCGACGTCGGCCTCCGCCTTCGCGATAAGGCGCTGCATCGACCCGTCGAAGTGGCGAGCGTCGTTGTCGGCCAGCTTGTTGTACTGGGCAATGATCTTCAGCCGTGCCGCTTCCTTCGCGCTGGCGCGGTCGAGGCCGGCCACCTGGGCATTGATGGCCTCGGCCGCAGCTTGCTCGGCTGAGGCGCGCTCCTGCGTCACCGCAGCCAGGTCACGTGCGGTCTGCGGATCCAGCGCGCCCCCCTCGTCGATGGGCTTGGGCAGCGGCGGCAGGCCTCGCATGGCAGCCGCCGCGCCGTTCAGCGCCTCGGTGAAAGACGGCAGACCGAGGTTCTTGACCAGGGTGCCACCGGCCAAGCCGAGGCCCAGCACGTCGCTCAGACGTGGCATGCGAGCCAGGACGCCCCACTCTCCGGCCAGGTTCACCACTGCACTGGTGAAGCTGCCCAGCGCACCCCAAGCACCGCCGATGTCGTCCTTGATGTCGCGCCAGCCCTTGGACATTGCCGGCATCACCGCCTCGGTGCGGTTCGCCACGTCGTCCAGGTGGCTGGCATAGATCTGGATCGCCTCGTTGGCGGCCTCCTGCGACCTCCCCTCTTCCCGCAGCGTAGTGATGCGCTGCAGCTGCGCGGCGGCCAGGAAGCGCTCTGCGTCGTTGAGCTTCAGCAGGCCCTCCACCGGTTCCTTTGCGATGGAGTCGAATGCACTGACCGTGGCCGACAGCGAACGCCCGGTCGACGCTTCCATGCGCGCAGCAGCGGCGGCCACCATCTCGAACTGCTCGCCGGCATAGCGCCCAGCCTTCGCCGTCTCCGTCAGCGCAGCAACCGCACCGCCACGAGACACGCCCTGCAGCTGGTCGATGCTGCTGGCCAGTTCCAAGAAGCCAGCGGCACCGACGGCGGCGCCCTGCCCGCTCAGGATCTGGGCCTTCTGGAACTCGAACAGCTGGTCTTCAGACTGCTTTGCGGCGATGGTCAGTGCAGCCAGCGCGGCGGCAGCCAGCGTCACCGGATTGATCAGCCCAAGCACATACCCGCCCACGGCACGCGCGGCAGGGCCGATGCCACCGAACTGGTCCTTCAACTGGCCACCCTGCTGGATCGCCACCATCCACGCCGGCTGGCCGCTGATCAGGCTGGTGGTGATGTCGGTCACCTGCATGGGGATCATGCGCAGGTTGTTCTGCAGCTGCCGCGCGGACATACCCATGCCGTTCTGCGCGCCGGTGGCATTGAGCACCGATGCACGCATGGCGTCGATCTTGGTCTGGTACTGATCGAACACCGCCGGATTGATCAGTCCCGCCTTGTGCGCACGCTCCAGGCGGTCCTCCATGGCCGCCAGCCGGTTGAGCGCACCCACAGTCGGGTCGATCTGGCCCAGCAGCTGCTTCAGGTTGATCTGCTGGGCCTCAGCAGCGGCGGCAGCCTGGCGCACCTGATTGGCGGCCCGCGCCTCAGCCTCTTCCAGAGCGCGTGCACGGGCGACCATGCGGTCCTGCTCGCTGCCGGCGCCGGCCAGCGCCCGCGCCTTGTGGTCTATGCCAAGGGCGGCGTCACGAGCAGCCTCGGCCAGGGCGCGCTCGGACAGGTTCGCCTCCCGGTTGCTGGCCGCCCATTCCATGGCCCTCTGGGCCACACCCTTCAGCCGTGCGTCCTGATCGGCCAGCTGCTTCTCCAGCTGCTGGCTTGCCGTGGCCACCTGGGCAGTGGACGCCGCTGCAGCAGCTCCCGCCGCGCCATAGGCCTGCGCCTGAGCCGCGGTGCTGGTCAGCTTCCCGTCGAGCGCGCCCAGTGAGGCCAGGATCTCGGTGTTGGTCCGGTTGAGGGTCTGCAGCTCGGTGATGACCGCGCCGGTGCCAGTGCCGATGCGGTCCAGTGCGCCGCCCAGACGGTCGCCGAGCGCGCTGGAGGACCGTTCGACCGTCCGGGCCAGCGCAGAGTACTCGCGGTCCAGGCGATCAGCAGCGCCGCCGGCACGATCAGCCGCAGCAGCATTCTCGTCCAGGGCCTTGGTGCCTTCGACCAGGCCACTGCTGTCGACCTTGTAGCCAAGCTCGGCGATATCCATCAGGGGCTCCCGTTGTTCTGCATTGCCCGCTCACGCGCGGCTTTCTGGTCTTCGCGCACCGCGCGCAGGTACTGGTCGTCCATCGCCATCAGCATCCCGACCTCCTCCGGGAGCAGGTCGACCTGGAGCAGGCGAGCCCATTCGCCAACGTCAGCAAACGTCAACGCTTCCGGACCGCTGTGCCTTCGCCCGGATAGCTCCCAGAACCAGCCCCAGACGTGGGCAGCTGCGTCCGGGACCTCCAGCTCTGGTGATTCGGCGATGCCGAAGCGCGCGTTACGCTGTCGCCGTGTCTCGCCGTTCTCATCCGCCATGTCGTAGCGGACGGCGGTGTAGACGGCCTCAGCCGTCCGTTTCGTCAGGTCGGCGAAAGAACTCCGCCCGGTCGGTCAGGGCGACGTCGACCTGTTCCCCCACCCACGGCAGTTCCCTCAGGAGATCACGCAGGACCTGCTCCTGGAAGGCGGGCTTCTCGCCGTGGAAGGTCAACTCCCCCTGCCACTCCCACCCACCGATCGATGCACAGAGCATGCTGATGCGGCTGGCCTCGATCTGCTCGGCACCCACCTTGCCGCGGTAGTTGATGCGATCGTTGATCGACTTGCGGGCTGCGGTCTTCACCTGCGGGTGGCTGTCGGGCAGGAGGATCAACACCAGGCCTACCGGCTCCTGGGTGGCCGGGTGGAGGATGTCCAGGCGGCGTTCTGCCGCCACGATGTTGGTCAGTTCGGTCATGTTCGGGATCCTTGATGTCGATCCGGTAGAGAGCCCCGGGGGAAGCCGGCCGGATCAGTTCCGGCTTGTCAGGCGGCCGCCCTATCCCCCGGGGTATGCGGGTTACGGGGTGGTCGGGGCCGGCACAGTGATCGGCGCCTGGTTCAGCGCCAGGGTGAAGGTGTTGAGGATGAAGTCCTCATTGCGGCCACCGGGCACGTTGGGACCGGTCACCAGACCGCGCAGGTACTCGATGGAGCCGTCGGCGCGTTCCACCTTGAACGCATAGGCGTCCGGCACGTTGGGAGCACCTGCGGCGCGCAGGGCCACCTGCCCCGGGTCGGTCAGATCCTCGGCCACCTCCACCTGCGGGTCGCCGGCGTTGGTGATGCCCTTGCCCTTCAGGGCAACCAACGTGTCCAGCGTGTCGTACTGCACGATGTTGGTGTTGATGCCGCGCTCGCCGATGCTGCCGACCTTCTTCACCTGAACGAAGGTCAGGGCCGCGAACTCGGTTTCGGTCAGGTCGGCATTCTTGGGGGTGGCGCAGATGTAGAGCTTGGAACCTGCATTGGTTTTTGCTTCAGCGGCCATAGCCGTATCTCCTCGCGATGGGCGTAAAAAAACCCGCCACGGGGCGGGGTCGTCGAAAAACGCAAAAGGCCCGCTGATGGGCGGGCCTATAGACCTAAAAGCTGTTTAGCTAGTTCGAGTCTTTCTGAAACTGGACCACAGCGAGCTTCTGCTGCAACAGAACATTACCCGTTGAAACAGGATCACAGAGCACCTCATTGCCAACTGCGAGGGGTGTGTCGGCCGTTAACGTGCACAGGGCAATCTCCACGTTAGGCTGATATGGAACATAGCCAACAACCGTTATGGAATTCTGAGACCGGCGACGAATTCGCACGGGCCAAGATGGAATACCAATCGCAGCGTTGCTCAGACCTGAGAACAGTCCTTGCGCACCATCAAAATCGCCAATCCACGCTGGATCACAATCCGACTTCAGTAGCAAGTTGATTGTAACGAGCACCGGCTTCTCATCATGAAGAAGCGAAACCTCAGTTTCCCTCAACAACAATCCGTAGTTACTCAAAACAGGACCTCCAAATGGAACGCAAGGAACTCTTCTACCTTCTTGGAATAGTAAGCTTTGCCGCCACCAACTGCATGGCCTGCGGCCGGGTGAACCCTGCCTCCACATAGGCCAGGTACTCAGCGCGGACGAACCGCGCCTGCTCAGCGCAGAACTCGTCCAGCAGCTGCCGATTACGCTTCATGCGGGTGATTGCATCGCGCATGGCCTGCAGCTCACCCTCGTTCGGGATTTCGTTGCTGCTGACCAGGTGCAGGTTGGGCGGCTTGGAACTCACAGGATTCCTGTACCTCAATTCGGGATAAATCCACCAGGCGGCGGAGGGCAAGGATCTCGCCGCAATTCTTCCTCATGTTCCGTTGCCGCTACAGCAAGGTCAGCGGTCGCCTTCGCAGACGCAATGATCCAGACCTCCAGTTCGGCGATCCGCGTAGCATTCAGGACGGCCTCCTGCTTCTTTTGCTTCAACTCCACCTCAAATACATGGGCGCGGCGAACGTTGTTGATCAGGCAACGCAGCGCCATCAGCGCATTCTTCAGTCGTCCAACGCGGTCTTGAGGCGGGGGGTCTGGATACTGCGAGAGGCGACTAAGCTCCTCAGAGATCTCTGTAATGAGCATATAGATCTCACCCGGGGCACCTGCCGGCAATTCAAGGCATTTCAGAGCATCAAGCTCAGCCGTCAACTTTTCGACAACAGTCACAATGTGCCTCACGTCCTCTGTGGTGACCCGATCCTATCAATCAAATCCTCTCCAGGGAATTGTCACCGGGTGCATGATCCGCTCCGGGTCCTGGATGATGCTGGACGTCCAGGGCTTCCTCTCCACCCGCATGCCAGCGAAGGTCGTGCCCTTGGCGAAGGCAGCGATGATCTGGTCCGTGATCGCGGTACCGACCATGATCCCCTGCCCGGGCCGATAGCAGGCCGACAGCTGGCCGAACCCCTGCATCAGGAACGGGCCATCGTCCTCGATGCCGTAGTTCTCGGTGCGATTCGGGAACCACTGCAGCTCCAGCCAGCGGGCGTTGTTGCCGGTGGGCGGCGTGAATCCCTGCCCCGGGTACGAGCAGGCCAGACCCTGCGCTGCAGCGAACTGCCCCACCAGCGTGGCGAATGCGTCATAGATCGCGGTGTCGCTCATGCCATCCGTCCTTTCACGTCGGCGGTGACCTCGGCCACGATGAAGTCCCAGCGCTGTGCCGCCGCCCGCGCAAAGCCCTTGCCGGCCTGGGCATAGGTTCTACCCAGGCTGTCCTCGCCCTGGAAGCCGTGCTCCATGCGCATGGCGTACTTCGCTGTCCAGCCAGCCCACACGGTCTGCCCGAGCTCCATGGTGGCGAACACTAGCTCCGGGGGCTGCGCTCCCTCAGAGGGCATGCCTTCTACCGACGCAGCCACCGAGTTGCGCAGCGTGCCAGTGATGACCGGCATCTTCCCGCCCTGCCCCTCGGGCGTGCCGGCTTCCTCCATCAGCTTGGTGGCCGACTCGCGGAAGATCACGCCCTGCATGGCTTTAGCCTTCTCCGCGAAGGCCCGGACCTGGCTGCCGAACTTACTGGCCACGCTTTACCTCCGCCGCCATGTTCACCCGGTACTTCTTCATGCAGCGGCAGCCGATGGTTTCCTCCGGGCCAGCGCCGAGCGAGGTGTCGCCGGGGAAGCGCATCAGCGCGCCGCTGGGCGTCTGGAATGGCTCACCGAACCGACGCACCTGGCCGTTCATCGCCTGGTGGCTGTGGCGGGTCCTGTCGTCACCGGTGGCTGACCAGGTGCCTTCGACGTTCTCCGGCGCCAGGCGACCGCTTTCGATCTGCTGCCGGAACGCCTCCTCCCGGCCCGCGGCCATGGCTGTCAGCGACTCGGTGCGGGCGATCATCTCGCCCCGTAGTGCCAAGAGCCTGTCTGCGTAGCGCGCAGCGATCTTCTCCACGTCTGCCGGTGCCACCGGCTGGCCAGCCTTGATGGCCCGGCTGACGATGCCGTCCAGTCGCCTGTCGCGCCGCTTGCGGCCGAAGTACTCCGCCATCTGCGACGGATCACCGCTGGCCAGCTGTTGCCGGACATTGGCCACGAACTGCGCCTGCTGTGCGGTGAGGCCAACGACACCGCCACTGCGGCGCCCGGTCTGGCCCACGCGGCCGACCAGCTCCAGCGCTGTCTGGCGCGGGTTGAGGCCAGCGGCCATGCCGCGGACCAGATGCTGGCGCACCAGCACGCGCTGATCCTCCACCACGCCGGTGATCAGGCGCGAGGAGTTCGACTGCAGCCAGCTCTCCACGCCACGGTTGCGCATGTCGAACCCGAACCGAAGCAGCGGCGTGTCGTTGGCTGGGTTGTACCGCCCGCGCACCTGCTGCCGCAGCGACAGGGTGGGCAGTTCCTTCATGCCAACCTCGGCGCCAGTTGCGAACGCCTGGCGCACCTGCTCGGCCAAGGGCGAGAAACGCTCGCCGTCGAATCCCAGCGCCTCGAGGACGGCGTCCACCTGTCCTGCTTGCAGAAGGCTCGCCAGTAGGTCCAGCTGCACCTGCGATCGCACGCCGGCAATGGCTTGCTCGAACGCGCGGCGGACAGCCGGCTCCAGGCGACGTGCCAGCAGCTCCAGCTCGCGGGGTGTGTAGTCGGCCATCAGCGTCGGGCGTGGAACTCGTAGAGCAGCACCTGCCCGCCAGGGGAGAGCGGCTGCAGGTCGATGAGGTGATACAGCTGGCCACCCAGCAGCAGCCGGTCGTCCTTGCCGGGCTGAACGTCCACCGCGGTGGAGATCAGGCCCAGCTTGTCGCCCTGCTGCACCAGCGTGGTGTCGCGGGTGGTCAGGCTGTACTCCAGCTCCACCACCTTGCAGTCGTGCCGGGTGACTGGTCCGGGCTGCGGGTTATGCGGCAGCCCGGTCGGCGGGCCATCGCGCTCCAGCTGCGTGCCGTAGCCATAGCGCTCGATCAGCTTCTCGGCCGTCGCCTGCATGCGGTCATAGAAGCGGCTCATACGACACGCACTGCAGGCAGAACCGCCGGCGTCCGCAGCAGCGGCGCCAGGATCTCATCGATCGCAGGGACCACCGGCCGGTTCGGCACCTGGCCAGCGGCCGTGGCATCGGCGTAGGTGACCTCGATGGGGCCGACCTTCTCCTTCGTGACCGCCTCGCTTGCCACGTAGTCCGGCGACAGGCTACCGGGGCTCACTAGCTCGCGCAGCGCCGCCTCGTAGGTTGCGCGCTCGACCTCGTCGGGTACCTCATCCGGCTGGATGGGATCGCCGTCGTAGTCGATCGCACCGGTGCGGGGCCACTCGTTCGGCTGGCCCCGCCCGGCCGTGCGCACGCCAGGGAACATTGACGCCCAGCGGCCGGATGCGAGCAGCACCCGGTACCGGCCGTCGATGTAATCCGTGGCGCGGACCAGCGCACCCTCGCGGGCCTGTTCCGTGCCTGCGGCCCAGGCGGCGTTGCCGCGCGCCTGGTGGTAGCTGTTCGCGCCTTCCAGCGTGCCGTACATGGTCAGCCCTCGCCGCCCGAATTGCCGCCGGCGGCCTTTTCAGCATCGGCGATTGCCGCCTGCAGCTTCGGCACACCCCAGTTGCCCTTCGCGTCGATGCCCAGCTCCTTGGCGCGCGCGATCAGGGCGTCCTTGTCGGCGCCGCCCTCGCCGCCCGAATTGCCGCCGGCGGCCTGCCCGCTGCCGCCGGCGTCGCCACCGGTGATGCTCAGGATCTCGGCCTTGATCCAGCCCTGCACCACCGAGTTCTTCTTCAGCTCCTCCCAGTTCGCGACCGGGGTCTGTTCGCCCGGCGGCAGAATCGTGCCGTCGGGCAGGCCCAGCGGACCGTTGTGGTTGTTCTTGATCTTCATGCTTCGCTCCGATGTTGCCCCGGCGCGTGGCCGGGGCCGTGGGGATCAGATGCCGTCGAGGTAGACGACCTGCTTCGGCTGACGAACGTCCAGGCCGCCCAGTCGCATCACGCCCGGCACGTCCACGCGCAGCGGGCCAGCCGGATGCGGAGGCAGGAAGCGGTGCGGCATCGGCATGTGCAGCTTCAGCACGCTGGGGTCGTAGCGATAGGCGACCAGACGTGCCACACCACCTACACCGGCAGTGTCCAGGCCGCGCTGTCCGCGCACGGTCAGCGGCTGTCCGGTAGTTGCGGTGTAGACGTTGTTGGCCAAGAAGTACTGCAGGATGGTGAGGTCGCTGTACTGACTCATCTTCTTGGTGGAGATCAGCATGAACTTCGACCACGGCAGCAGCAGTCGGTCCGCCAACGCAGTCGTATTGGTGCCGTTGAAGACGTTCATCAGCGACGCGTTCATGTCATCGACGATCTGGTCCGGGGTTGCAGTACCGGCGACCTGCAGCGTGCCCCAGGAACCAGTTGGCGCCGCAATCGGGGTGACATTGGCGGCGTTGAACAGGCCGCTGAAGCCCTTCGCCGTATCACCCAGCAGCGCCACGCGATCAACCATCTCTTCGGAGGCACGACGCGCGGCAGCGGCGTCTTCGGTGGGAAGATTGATGCCCAGCAGCTGGGCCCGCCCGATCTCCTCGAAGCCGAAGCCATAGCCGATGCCAGCGGTGTAGACCGGGGTCTCGAACTTCGACCGGGTGGTGCCGGCCTTCGGGATATCGTCGGCATTGCCATTGATCCAGTCGGCCTTGCCGTACTGGTCCTGCGACATGTAGGTCACCGACGTGGCGAATTCGCTGCCGCTTGTATCCACCGGGATCAAACCGCGGTACTGGATATCCGGATAGACGGTGCGGTAAACGCCGGGCTCGATGATCGAAGCCTGGGCGACCACGAAGCCCAGTGCAGCCTGGGCATCGATTAGGGGGATTGCGCTCATGTTGTGGGCTCCTTAGCCGAGACGGACGACGGCCAGCTGACCGGCGGCGGTGGTGCTGGTGTCCCAGCGGGCGCCGGGCACAAGCACATTGCTCGACCCCGCGTTGACGAACGTGCCGGTTGCCGTGACGTACACGGGATCTCCGGCTGCGACCGCGATCGCCGCCTCAACCCAGATGTCGCCCTTGGTGCGGACGCGTGCAGATTCGCCCACGCCGAACGCATCGGTTGCGCGGCCGGTGACCTGGCCCGCCGTGACCGTCAGGCCCGAGGCTGAGCGATCCAGCAGAGCGATGCCGACGAACTTGCCGCCGGCGAAGGCCTTCACCGACTTGTCGGTGGCGCCCTGCTCCACGGCCTTGCCGAAGGCGATCGCCGCACCCTCCACGGTGCGGGAGATGTCGGTGGCCGGCAGCATGGTCGCCGGCGCGCCGGCGATGGCGGCCGGCTGGGTATCCGGGTAGTTGGTCTGCAGTGCCATGGCTTAGGCCTCCTTCTGGCCAGCGGTGCGGAAATCCAGGCCAGCCACGGATGCGGCGTAGCCGTTGTCCTTGACCGGCTGGCGGTGGGTGGAGCTGTCGCGCAGCGCCTGAGCGACCGGATCGACAGGCTTGGCTTCGTCGGCCAGCATGTCGAAGCGGGCCTCGATGTAGGCGTCGGCCTTGCCGGCCACCGCGGCGTCGCCGAGCTTGGCGACCACGGCAATCTTGCGGACCTCGGCGTCGGTCTTGCCGCTGTAGTCGGCGTCGTGCACAGCCCTGGCCTTGGCGATCAGGTCGCCGCGCTGCTGTACGCGCTGGTCCAGGTCGGCGTCGCTCAGCACCTTGGTTTTCAGTGCGTCGCGCTCGGCCTCGATCTTGGCGATGGCCGCGTCCTTGGCGTCGATGGCAGCCTTGTGGGCAGCATCGGCGGTGCCAGCGGCGGCCTGCGCGTCCTTCAGCTGCTGCTGCAGCTTGCCAATGGCCTGGGCGCCGGCGTCGTTGGTGACGACGGACAGCCCATCGACCAAGATGGTCTTGTCGCTCATGGGTTCTTTCCTCGTAGATGGATTGTGGTCGTCGCCGTGCTGGTGCTGCTGACCACGCGCCCGGTCGACTAGCGCGAGTTCGTACTGCGTGAGCGGGGCCGGGCCCCAATGCGAATCGCCGATGCGGGTGTTGCCGGCGCGCGGGTTGTTGTCCGGCAGGTACGCCACATGGTTGAAGCGCAGCGGACCAGCCTGCCGGTACTGATACGCGGTGCCGTCCGGGGCAATGCCCTCGTCGGCAACGATCTCCACCGAGTAGCCGGCCGACAGCGAACGGGCACCGTCTGCCACCTCCTTGGCAGAAGCGGCGTCCATGATTGCCATGGGGGCAACCACATGCTCGCCATCGCGCACGACGCGACCACCGACCTGCCCGACGGTCAGCTCCTTCCAGTTGTCAGCGTTGACGCCCTTCGGTGGGTGGCCACGGGTGACCGGGCGGCCCACCAGCGAGCGCATGCTGTCCTCATCGAACACCGTCGCCGGGTCCCGGTAGACCCCGAACACCCGGCCGGCATCGTCACCGGTCAGGCCGAGCTCGCGCCCCAGGTAATGCTGCACATTGCCCGCACGGCTGACCTTTGCATCGCCGACCAGGAAACCGTCGCGCGTGAAAGCGAGCCCGGACGCATCGAGCGCCAGGCTGTCGAAGATCTCCATGATTCAGTCCTCTCGAATTTCTTCGAAGATTTCCGGGCCCAGCACGATGCGGCCGCGGTAGGGCTCGACCTTCGACAGATCGACGGTCGCCTTCGTCAGGCTGATGTGCGGGGTGTAATCCGGGTGATCGTGCGACCCGCCCGCTCGGATGATGCTCTCGTGCCGCCAGCACAGCTGCGCCGACGCGAACAGGATCACCGCCGACATACCACCCAACGGCTCAACGGCGCGCGGGCCGCCCTCGGGGATGACCAGCTCATCCTTGCCGCCGTTGTTCCACTCGTTGGCGTTGCCGGCCTTGATCCAGTCGAACGCCTGGCGCGAGTAGGCAACGGTTACATGCAGGTCGTCTCGCAGCTCCCCGATGCCTTGCTCCTTGGCCCAGGCCGCGATCTCGTCGGCATTCACCACCTTGCGGCTGACATACAGCGAACGGGGCTGGGCGTCCTGCACCGGCGTTGCAGCGGCGCGCCGCTCGTCGTCGTCCTGCTCGTCGCTCTCCGTCGGGATGGCTTCGCCGTACTTCCGCATCTCGGCTTCCAGGCCCGGCGCGACGCCGGCCTCGGTGAGCATGTTGGCTGCCACCTGCACCAGCACAGGTTCCGGGATCAGCCTGGTGTCGGCGATGGTTTTGATCGTGTCGGCCGTGGTCTTGCCAATGGTCGCGCGCTCGGTGTCGGTGGTCTGCCACAGACTGCGCCAGTTGTAGAAAACCTCCGGCGGCCGGCTGCCCAGCGCCGAGCGAATCAGGCACTCGTCCAGAACCTGCAGCGCCGGCTGCAGCACCAGCTCCTGGTTGCTGCTGATCCGGTCGTAGTAGTTCCGCAGGTCACTCTCGCCGCTGGCGTTAAGGCCGCCCGGCGACTGGCCCAGAAGGCGGGTCATCGGGATGTCCGACGCGCCGGACACCAGCTGCATAAAGCCCATAAGCAGGTCCACCAGGCCACCGAACTGAGCCTGCTTCTGTTCGTACTCCTCCTCCGCATCCAGCAGCAGCGCTCCGTTGACGCCCTTCGCCATCGCCGCAAGGGTGAGACGCTGCAGAACCTTCTGCTCATACTCCGAGTCGGCCAGGTTCGACATGAAGTTCGGGATCTTGATGACGTCGACCTTTGCCTCGAACACCAGGGAGGCGATGTTCGCAGCGCTGGCGTCGGCGTCCTTGATGGCCTTGCTGATGGCCATCAGCACCGAGTCGCCCCAGCCGTTGCCGGTGTCCAGTTCCGGATCTGGCTTCACCGCGCCCTGCAGAATCACCAACCTCGAAGGATGGATCTGCAACTGCCCGGCGGTGCCGCTGCTGAGGGTGTAGAACGCAGGACGCCCATAGCTAGGTGACTCGGGATCGCGATCCAACTCACCGGCCTGGAGCACACGCTTCGAAAGCACGTTCAGATGACGGATGCCGGCCTTGCCCAAGGACTCAGGCTTCAGCGGCAGCATCGGATCGGACTGACCGGTGCCGATGTAGAGCGCGGCTCCGCCAGTGAGGCGCGCACGGATCAATGCTTCCAGCAGCTTCTGCTGCAGGCCCAACCGCTTCTCCTCAGCCTCGATCGCGGTGATGTTCGCCTGATCGGCACTCCAACCGCGCCACTTCCGGCAGCTGTCCAGCGCCGGGATGTCGATCACCTTCCGGGCCAACCACGTGCCGCGGTAGGCGTTTTCTGCCTCCTGCTCGGATAGGGTCGGCGGGCCGTAGAACGTCGACGCAGCCTTGTCGCGCGGCGTCCCCAGGTTGGCCACCAGGTTGACCAGCCCGTCCTTGATTTGTGCGAGCTTGCCCATCAGAGCGCGTCCCCGAGGTTGTAGGTGCTGCCGGTGACCAGCTCAGCGAATGCGCCGGACAGCGCGTCCACTTGGTCGTCGTGCTTGGCGTTGGGGAATTCGGCGATCTCTTCCAAGAACGCGGCCACCCATGGGCCATTCACCAGCTTGATGTTTCCGGCTTCGGCCTGAGCCTCGACCGGTGTTGCGCGGACCTCCTTGGATCCGGATTCCAGCGCCGCCTTCACGTCCCAGCCGGCCAGCAGCTTGATCTGGTGCGCAGCGTTGCTCTTGCCGGCGGCGCCAGGGTCCTGCGGGATCCGAACCTTGATCGCCTTGCCGTCCTGCAGCGCGGTGTTCTTCAGCATCCGTTCGACGCCGGCCGGCGATTCCTGCCCGCGTACGATGTCCAGCACGTAGTAGATGCCGCCGATCTCGCCCAGCAGTAGGCCGACCGTGTAGTCGGGGTCGCTGCTGGTCTTCTCCTTCGGATCGGTGGCGCCGAAATCCCAGCGCCTGACTTTCCGCGCCGCCGAGATGGCCGGAGCCGCGTCCACCACCTCAAACCATTCCCGCTTGAACGTGCCGCCGTCGCGCGGCGTTGGCCGCTGCTGGTACTGGCCAGCGTAGGCATAGCTGCCCTTTGCGCGCTTCAGCCGCTCCACCTCGGCGCGAGGAAAGCGCTCGGGAAACAGGAGCTCGCCGTCGACTGTGCGTGGATCCTCAAAGAACAGCGTGCCGTCCACATACGTGCGGCATGGGCCGCCGGTCTTCGTTCCGTCCTTGCCCACCCGCTCCGCCTCGAACTCCATCGGCAGGTTCAGGTGGACGAAGCCCAGGTCCAGCTCCATGGCCACGGCTGCAACGTCCTGCTGGTGCAGGCGCTGCATGATGATGACCATCGCCGACGACGTGATGTCGTTGAGGCGGTCGGTGATGCCTTCCCGGAAGATTCGGACAGCCGTCTTGCGCTCGGCGTCGCTCTCGGCCGTCTCGGTCGAATGCGGGTCGTCCACCTTCACCCGGTCGCCGCGGCCACCGGTCATGGAGCTGAAAGGCCGGGCCTCGCTGAAGCCGTTGCCGGTGTTCTCGAACTTGCCCTTGGCGTTCTGATCGCCGCGCAGCTTCATCGGCCAGGCGGCCTGGTACTGGTCGCTCTCGATGAGGCGCCGCAGCTTCAGGTTGTCGCGCAGCACGTTTGGCTGGCTGTAGGAGGTGGCCAGCGTCTGCAGGTCCGGGCGGCCTACTGGCCCCCATTCCCACGCCGTCCAGAACACCATCAGCAGCGACTTCATCATGCCCGGGGGCACGGTCATCAGCAGGAACTGGATGCGGCCTTCGGTGACCGCTTCCAGGTGCCGGCACATAGCCCGCAATGCCCAGCCGAACTTCAGCGGTCTGGTCGGCTCCAGCACCCGCCAGTGCTCTTTGATGAAGCCCTCCAGCGTCTGCGACCGCGCCCGGATGCCCTCAACATCCTCAGCGATGCGCGCACGCTCCCTTTCAGCCGCCCTCCTCGCCCGCTCCGCCCGGATCTCCGCCAGCGTCGGCAAGCGGACCGAGGATCCGTTCAAGCTGGTCGAGATCATCGTCGGAGAGGTCTTTCAGGTTGTAGGTGCCAATCGCACCGCTGTGCTTGTGTTTTTCGACCAGCAGGCCGGCCAGCTTTCCCTTGCCCATCGTGGCGGTGACCGCCGCGCTGGCCTGTTTCTCCTTCAACGCCAGCTCTCGGGCCTGTTCCAGCTCAGCCATAAGGCTGTCGACGGTGACCTCGGCCTTCCTCGCCACCTTCTGCTGACCAGCGCGCACTGCAGCCTGGATGCGCGGCTCAGTCAGGAGCCGTGAGCCTTGCTGCTTGGCTGTCTTGTCGCTGTATCCGGCGCGGATGGCCGCCTTGGTGCCGTTGTGGTCCTGCAGGTACTCCTGGACGAACCGCTGCTGTTTCGGGGTCAGTGGCGCTGCCCGGGTGGGTGTGGTCTTTGCCATGGTCGTGAGCGGAAATTCCAAGTGGTGTGGGCTTGGCGGTGAGGCCACCATTCGGCGGCGAACGGAAATCGCGGAAGTGGAGCGATCAAGCACGTTCCGTCAACGTCGACCTCACGGCGAAACATTGGGTTTCCGCTGTCGTGTACTACGTCCTCACCCAAACGGAGCAGCACCGCACATGGCTATTACCCTGAGCAACGAGTTCCTCTCCACTGCAGTCCAGCTCATCCTTGCCCTGACTTCACTGGTCACCGCTCTCAACTGCCGCCGCCCTCGCAGGTAGCGGCGAGGTGGCCGGCAGAAACACGGCCCGGTCGGTTGCGATCACTGCCTGGCAGGCGCGGACGTGGTCGTCCGCGTCGCGCCCGATTTGAACAAGAGCTCCCGCGACCTCTGCTCGTAGTTGGGCTGCCTGGTCACGTTCGACGGCGCCGGCGGCGGCTTCGGACAGACGAGCGGTATGGCAAGTGGCGAGGTCGTCGCGCAGCTGGAGGCTGCCATCACGCACGCCAGCAGCAACAGCAGCAGGGACGGCCGTGGCCGCGGTGCGTTCTTCTTCATGCTTGGCTCCGATGGTGGCCAGCGCCTCGGCCTGGCTATGCTCTGCAGCACGGGTCTCGGTGAGCTGTTGGACCTGCCCAGCGCTGGTGCTGGCTTGTTGTCGGGCTTCCCCGGTCTCAGCCCGATCACCGCGCCAGGCCCAGCCAGCACCGAACATGCCAGCGGACCATGCAACGAACACCAGCAGGTAGATTGCGATGCGGTTCACGTCATGCCCCTGGACCCTTACGGGTCATGCCGAAGAAGTAGCCAATGACCATGCCGGTGGCGTTGTTCAAGCCGCCGATCAGCATGCCGAACGAGTCCTTGTTCTCCGGCGGAATGGCCACCGCGATCAGGGCGGCCATCGCCATCCCCAGCAGGAACAGCACCAGCACGGCGATGCCGACGCGCGCGGCGCCGATGTTGCGGGTCGCGAAGGTCATGCGGCACCTGCCAGTGAATGAATTTCCTCCAGCGCCCAGTGGTAGAGGGGCTGGTCGATGATGGTCACGCGGGTGAGACGCTTGCCCCTTACTTCCTTGATGGCCACCTGGGTGGACTGCTGCACCGCCAGCAGCACGAATGCGATTCGCTGCTTGGTCGGGTCAGGCTCCTGCAGGACAGCGAGCGCGTCGCTGACCATCTCGCGGATGGCCAGCAATAACTCGGCGGTGGGGTTCTTGGCCTTCTGGCTCTCCAGCACCACCAGCACGCCCTGCAACTGGTTGACCGGCGAGAGCTTGGCCTTCTTCTTGGCGGCCGTCATGCGAGGCCGAACAGCTTCTTGGCCTGTGCCAGCCTGAGCTTCCGGTCCTCCAGGCCGTTGGTGCCGCCGTTGACGCGCTTCGTCACGGCCACCACGTCGTCGCGGTCGGCCAGCGAGTTCAGACCCTTACGCTTCCAGAACCAGCCGGCAGCTGCCACTGCCCACGGCAGCTGCGCAACCAGTTCGGGGGAGCGGACGAAGAGGTCGCCCTGCCCCATTGCATGGCTGAAGGTCGCGTAGTTCTCGCGCCCGGTCAGCTGGATCAGGCCGCGTCCCTTGAAGCGCACGCCGTCACCCGGCTGCAAGTTGCCCAGGTCGGCCCGGCCTTCGTAGGCGCGGCCCGAGGCGTACTCGGTGGCAGTGCGGAAGCCATCCGATTCATGCGCGACCTGAGCCAGGAAGTGCGCCTTCTGAAGCGCGGTCACAATACCGAACTGGATGCACGCATCCTCCAGCGGCTGCGCGTACTGGCCGGCGCCCATGGCGGTCGCTACGGTTTCGGTGCTCACCATGGTCTCTCCTGCATAGGTGCCCGCCCCGCAACCGGCTTGTGCGCGAGGATGTGGTTGGTCCGGGGGGCTGCGGGCGTAGAGGGCCGATCACCACCGCTGCCTAGGCGCTGCCCGGCCTCCAAGGGCCGTGCGCAGACCGCCCGCCTGCGTTGTCGCCAGCCCCAATCGCCTCACGGCGAGCGGAGGGGGGTTCGGCGCGGTGATTGATCGGTGTTCTTGGTCCCGGAAACGCAGAAGCCCCAGCGCGGGGCCGGGGCTTCAGGGACAATTCTTGACAGTTGCAGAATTAGGGCATTTGGTTGTGCAACTTGTCAAGTAGCGTCGTCACCACCTTGGTAGACCTCTTCATCGTCGCCTAGGTTCGAAATAAGCTCGGCCCAAGGCCAAGTTGGACTAGCAAACCTACGGTAAAGGAGCAGCCGGCGGTCGACCACTGTCACCCTTTCGGTGGCGGAGTTGTACGTGATTACCAGGCCGCGCCCTTCATCGTCGACCTGGAGATGGTCGATCTTCTCAAGAATCCGGCGCAAGTTCCCGTGTTTAATTCGCGGTTGTTTCGCACTAGCTGCGTCGTAGATCTCCTTTAGTGAGATACCTGTCCGCAACTTGTCGTCGTCGGCCTGAAGAATGACATCCATAGCATGCGCATAAATGCCGGTGGATTCTTTTCTTGTCCGCATGCCAGTGCTGACGCTACGAGCGAATGCTTGGAAACGACCCTCCAGCTCCTTCGCATGTTCTGCAGCAGCTACGTTGAGAAGGTCAGGATCGTCGAGTATCAGAAGAGTCTCCTGAGACTCCTCAATCCCCAGGCGGTCAAGTATCTTCCGCGTCAACGTCTGCAGGAGGCCCGCGTTCTCGAAAGAATTCTCCACGATGAGGTCAAGCAAAGGCGGCAAAAATTTCACGTTCAGCGCCTTGCCGCCTTTCTCCAGAATCTCGCCCAACTCGGTAGGCGTCCACTCTGCCGGAATCTCCGCAAGTCGATCCTCGAGATCAGGGTTCAGCGTCGTAAGGTAACTATCGGACGTCCAAACCCCGATAATCACAACGTTGCACTCAAGGTCCCAAAGCGCTTTTAGGTGACCGGACAGAGCCTTACGCACTGGCCCTGCCAAGTAGTGATAATCTTCAATTACTAGTCGCCGGCCTGACGCATTAATCAGCCCTGCCACAAAGGCAAGATCTCCGATGTCACGCCCAACCTCCTTGTACTTCGTTTCGGCCGCGCTTCCGGACTCAAGAGAGACTTCGCCTGATAGATAGGCAATGAGCTTTGCGCCAATTCCGCTCGAAGCCTTCACAGTGCCTTTCAGCGACTCTTTTCCGACACTCTCCACCGTTAGCTTTACGTCGAGCTTGCTCAGCGCCTGTGTATAGATGTCCACCAATGTGGTCTCAAAGACACACTGAACCACAATCGGATCGCCCATGACCTTCCGGCGCAGCCAAGACTTTCCGCTCTTTGAGGGTCCACGTACAGCAAGATGTACAGCGTTCTGCGTCAGTAGTTTGGAAACTTCTTTATCGAGACTCACGCGCTCCACATACGAGTCCGGCAGAACTTTGGCGGTCACGCCAAAAACTTGACTAGTAGCTTTCTTTTCCATGATAGCTCCTGGGCGGAAAGTCATTCTGCCACCATCCGCCCCTCAAAGCACGTGAACCATTACGCGGCAAGCGCTCCGCTGATAACGTCAATGCCACGCTGAAGCTCCCGCCGATACTGCCATACGGAGAGCGTGCCGCCGTACTTCTCGGCCACCATACGTGCCTTTACCGCCTGGCTGGCCGACACGGTGAACTCGGTTCGGACGATGAGCGCCCGCATGGGGTACTGGCGCTCCATCGAAGCCAATGCCCTGTCGATCCAGCGCAGCTCGTCGGGCACGCCCACGTCCACCGCGATTTCAGGATTGTCGTGCGGCCGGTCCGCGTCGTTTGCCGCCCGGATCGGATCCGTTGCCCACAACGGCACAATCCGCAGGCCTTTAACGCCGCTACCAGTCGCCATCAGGCGGCGTCGGTCGGTACCGTCGCGGCCAACTAGATCCTGGATAGCCCGCTCCCGCGTCAGCGGGGCGTGGTCGCGAACCTTGTCCAGGACATGCACGCTCCTGTCGGCGCGGCTCAGTGCAAACCGATTCACCTGGGCGTGGCCCCAGCGGCGCAGTTCTTCGGTCAGCGGATCAGTGTTGCGCATCGCGCATGCCCTCCAGTACGGCGTCATCGAATCGGAAAACCGGCAGCTTGCTGTCGGTGTCGCAGGTGCCGGTCCGGTCGGGCCAGCCCTTGCAGTGGAACCCTGCAGCGCCGGTGGCCCGGAACTGGCAGACGGAGCAGCGGCCGTGCTTCTGCAGGTAAGACCGGTAGCGCTTCTGCATGCGCAGCTCGGCGCCGGTCATGCGGCCGACTGGCCCCTGGCCAGCTGGTGCTCGGCCCAGAGGGCGATCAGCAGCGCGTCGGCGCGGCCGTTGTCCTTCTTGCGCTGCAGTTGGAACGCGGCGACCGGGAAGCGCTGAATGGCCAGCAGCCGAGCCGCGTCCTTGTCCTGGCCGATCAGGCCGAACCGGCGCTTCCACACTGCCGGGATGGCGCGCAGGTATCGCACACCCATCACCTGCAGCACCGCGCGGGCTTGGCCATAGCTGTCGCCGAAGCGGAATGCGCTGGTGCCGCCATCGCCGGGCCGTGCACCGACCTTTTCCAGCGCGGCCTGCAGTTGGGCGCCCGGATGGGCGTCGCGCTGGGCACGGATGAAGATGGCCAACGCGCGGGCGTCGACCTCCTTCCAGCCGTCCACCTCGCGGGTGGGCATGTCCAGGATCGGGCCGGGCGTCCCGTCGATCAGGGTGGCCACCGCGCCAGACAGGCCAGGGTCAATGCCAAAGGTCAGGCGGCTGGTCGCCATGAGGTCTTCTCCAGGTGCTTTTCGATCAGGGTGTTTTGCAGGTCCAACAGGTAGTCGTCACTGCCGACCTCCTGCCGGAACTTGCGAGGCTGGCGGGCATAGGACGGACCGAACAACTCTTCGCAGCGGGCAGCCGACATCCCGCCAAAAGGCTCGCCGCGGTGAGACCACGGGTTCAGGCCGATGGTGTAGTCATGCCCCCGCCGCTTCTGGCCGTGCTTCCCGCCGACGGTCAGGTGGTGCTCCTCGGCCGGCACAGGCTTCTCGCCGAACCGGATCCCAAGGCTGTAGGCCACGATGCACCCGATGTCCTTTATGGCGTCGAGCCGGGCGAGCTGGGCTCTGGTCTTGTTGCCTGTAGATCGTCCGCGCTTCATGCTTGAGCCCCTGCTAAGGAAAGGAACTCCACATGGCTGATCCCCTTTACTGCCCTTGGCTGTTTGGCGCTCCCTGCTTGAAACCGGAGGTGTGGGCAGCGTGGGCGCAAGCGCTTCTTTCTGTGTTTGCCATCTTGGTGGCCTATGAGGCGGGTTCCGCTGCAAGCAAGAGAGCTCAGCAGATGCGCGTACGCGCCTACGCTGCGCTCATCCATGCTGCGAGAGGAATTCTTGACAGCTGCACTCATATGCGTCCCTCGACCATTCTCCTTGCCCGCTTGAAGGCGGTGAACAGCCAGTTCTCTGCAACCTCGGTCGCAACTGCTCCAGACCATCGGTTGGTTATCCCGATGCAAATGATCCAGAACGAAATTACCACCGTCATTGATTTCATTGAGCGCTACACCTCGGGTGAAATTAAGGGCGACGCGGCCGAAGCAGAGAAGCTCCTCAATAGGATTGCACGCCGTGCCCTCGTTGCTTTGGACAACGAAGAAGGTGTGGTTTTGGGAGTGCTGAACCAGCAGCCTGGCGGCTCGAGGCTGCGACGATATTTGAGATTCCGACGCAATAAAGCTTGATGAGGTCACGCCGCGCTCCTCCCCTGCCGGCCGTTGACCATCCGCCAGTACTCCGCGCGCACGTCGTCCAGCATCACGTGCGCGTAGTGGTCACCGATCCAGGCGGTGATGCCCTTGAAGAATGTGGCGAAGTCCTCCTCCTCCATCGAATCGAACGCCAGGGACTGCGCGACCTTCACCGGAATGGTCCGGATCTCAGGCAACACCGCGGCCAGCACCTTGCGCGCTCCAGCGCCCAGCACCGCTTCGGCTGCATCCAGCAACGCCGAGATGATTGGGCTGGCATCAATCTCCACCGTCTCGCAGCAGATGCCCGACTCCAGCTGCAGCTTCTTCAGCGCGGCGTGCGCGTCCAAGTCTCGGAATGCCTCGACGTTGTCCACCAGCAGGTGACCGATGACGTGGGCCAGGCGGTGGAACACGGCATTACGCGACGCCTTGATATCCAGCCGGTACTCCTGGCCTGCCCTGTAGCCGCGGTCCTTGGCCAGCCTGCGATCGATGTCGTTGCTGGGGGCGAACGCGCCAATCTCCTCGCCCGTGGCAGGATCGACCAGGCGCATGCAGGTCGCATAGATGGGCCGGTTGGCCCGCTTCGCGCGGATCTTCCGCGCAGCTGCTGTCATTGCGGTCATGCGTCGTCTCCTGCGGCAAGGTCGCGGCGGCTGCGACGGCGGCGGCCAGATGCCGGCACGTCGAAGTCGTCATCGCCACCGCCGACGGTGGCTGTGCCCTTCAGCGAGTAGTTCGGCCGTGGGCCGGTGTAGTCATCGAAGGCACTGCACTGCAGCCGATGCTGTAGGTAGCAGGTGCCGGTCTCGCCCTGGCGGTTCTTCGCCACGATCAGTTCGGAGATCCCCGGCGCGCCGCAGGCCTCCTTGCTGTAGTAGTCGTCGCGATACAGGAACGCGATCACGTCGGCGTCCTGCTCGATCGCGCCGGACTCGCGCAGGTCGGCCATGCCCGGGCGCTTGTCGGTCTTCGCCTCGACCCCGCGGTTGAGCTGCGACAGGGCCATGACCGGGCAGTTCAGTTCCTTCGCCAAGCCCTTCAGGCGACGCGAGATGTACGACACCTCGTCGTTTCGGTTCTCTGACTTGGCCTTTCCCGTCAGCAGCTGCAGGTAGTCCACCACGATCAGGCCCAGACCGCCGGGCACCTTGGCGTGCATGCGGGAGGCACGAGCTGCCAGGGCGTCTACCGATAGCGCGCCGCAGTCATCGATCGCCAGCGGCAGCGACTGGATGTAGTTCCGAGCCTGCGAGAGGCGCGCCCACTCGTCGTTGTTCAGAGCGCCCTTCTCGCGCATGCGATTCAGGTCGACGCCGGCATGGGCCGCCATCAGCCGCAGGCTCCACTGCGAGGCGGACATCTCCAGGCTGAAGGCCGCGACGTTTCGGCCGCCGGCAGCCGCGTCCTCGGCCCAGTTCAGGGCATGCGCGGTCTTGCCCATGGCCGGGCGCGCGCCCAGCACCATCAGGTCGGTCGGCTCCAGATACGGGATCTTGCGGCGCACGCTGCTCCACTTCGGGACCAGACCCTGCGTGCCCTCGCCATGGAAACGGGCCTCCATCTCATCCCACGCCTTCTGGACCCCACTACGCACCAGCACCAGCCCGCCATTGCCGCTGGACTTCACGGTCAGGCTGGCCAGCTTCGTTGCCGAGGCAGACACGACCTCCTCCGCTTCGTCATCGCTGGCGCCGTAGGCGCTGTCTGCGATGTCGGTGGTGGTCTCGATCAACTGCCGCAGCAGTGCCTTGTTGCGCACGATCTCCGCATAGGCGCGGACGTTGGCTGCCGAAGGCGTGCTGCCGGCCAGATCGTAGGCGGTGGCCACCAGCTCCTGCGCGCCGATCTCGACATTGGCCGTGATCCAGTCGCCCACGGTCACCACGTCAACCTCCCGCTTCAGGTCGGCAACGCCGCAGATGCCCTGGTAGATCAGCTGGTGCTCGCGGCGGTAGAAATCCTCCGGGGCCAGCTGGTCGCGGATCTGAGCCAGCGATTCACCCACCAGCAGCAGTGCGCCGAGGACCGATTGCTCGGCCGGCACGGAGTGCGGCGGCACGCGCAGCTGGGCGACGTTGCCAAGGTAATCGGGCACGGCGCTCATGCGGCTTTTTCCTGCTGATCCTGCTGCCGCTCCAATCGCTCACGCTCGCGTTCGGCATCGCGCTCGCGCTTGACCTGCACACCGCTGGTCGTCAGCTCGCAGCCGCCGGCAGGCGGGCACCACCAGAGCTTGAACCAGTTCCGGCGCACGGCATCGCGGAAGTGAGCACGCCAATCCTTCTGCTGCTTGCCGCTGTCGCGGTGCTTGATGGCGAACTCGCGCCAGGCCAGCGCCACAAATTCGCGCGGAATGCCGGCGTCCTCGGCGAAGTCGAAGATCGGGTCATCGGTGCGGATCGGGCGCTCACCGGCAGCCCGGCAGGTCTCGATGAAGGCGTTGAAGGTGACCTTCTCCCGCTTGGGCCGGCCGCCCTTGCCCTGGCCAGATTTGCCACCGACTGCCCCACCGGCGGCAGCCGGGGGGGTATGGGGGGGCTTTTCTCCTTTTCCCTTCCCTTCCTCTCCCCTCCCCTCCACTCCGGGGGGGGAGGACTCGTCGAGCCCTCGACGATCATCGTTCGAGAATGAGGGATGCTTGTAGGTGGGACGGTCGATTTTCTGATGCTTCTTCCACCCTGTGACGTGCAGATACTGCTTGTCGCCGTTGGTATAGAAGGCGATCAGGGAATTCGACGACAGCTCGTCGAGCATTCCCTGAACATCCGTCGAAGAGATATCGTCACCGGGGAAAATTTCAGCCTTCACGGTCTTGGCGCTGGCGACGTGATTGCCGCCGTCGTCGCAGAAGTTCCAGAGGCCGATGAAGAGCAGTCGAGCCATCGGCGAGCATTCCATGACCTGCTCGCTGGACCAAAACTCGGGCTTGATGGAGCGGATGCGGGCCATTACAGGCCCTCCAGAAGATCTTCAGGCGCGCAGCCGGCGCGAAGCGCTTCAGCCTTCGCCTGCTCGGCGGCACAGCGAGAGCGGTGCTCTGCGCGCTCGGCGGCGGTCATCGGTTCAGTGCTGGCGATGACCTCCAGGCAGCACTGCAGCTGCCTGAGGGTATCGGGGCGTGCTTTCATGGGGAGTCCTCCTTTTCGGGTGGACACCCACCCTATGGCACGCCGGCGGCGACGATGCGCCGTAACCGGCCTGCTGTGACCCTGGGTTGGGCGATTCATACCCCACCCCGCTCCGCCGCAGCCTCAGCGTGCTGGCTGACCTGCACCAGCGCCGCCATGACCTGCTGGCAGGCGCGTGCGATGGCATCAGCCTCATTCGGGGTGATGCGGTTATCGGCCATCGCTTCCGAGACCAGCTCGGCCAGGTCGCCCTTCGCGGCGGCGGCCGACAGCAGTGCGGTGATCAGGGTGCCGGACTCAGGTGCATCTACACGCTGCGCGATGAAGCCGTGTTCTGCGCACAGCGCGTGCAGGATCCGGTAATCACCGGTGCGCGCCATAAGCGTGTCCGCCTCCTGCAGGCTGAGCAGGTTGCGGTCGGTATTCGGGTTTACCTTGCCCCGCAGGGTCGCGGCGGACATGCCCATCCTGGGCGCCAAGGCCTCACTGCCGCCCGGGTACTGGTGGACGGTGTCGTAGGCGGCATCAGTGACATTCATGGGCGGGGTACTCGATTGGAGACGGGGCGACAGCGGCGGCGCAGGATGGCGCCATGGACAACGTCACATCAGGGATGAAGGGAGTCGCCCTCCTTGCGGTAGGCTGCGGTTACCACACGCACAGCCCGCAAGGAGGGCGACATGAAAGATCAGGACTTGCAGCCACAGTTGGCCGCGCTGCACATCGTGGTAGGGGCATTGGCGGTGACCCAACGCGACAAGCCCGAATTCCGAGCCACGGTGAAAGAACTGCTTGCGGTGCCCTCCTTTTCAGATTTCAACCCAGAGCAGCAAGAAGCGCTGCGCAACGCGATTGGCTCTCTCATAGGCTTCACCGATCTCTAGAAGGGCCAGATTCGGTTGGCGAGCCGCCCAGTGAGGCGGCTCGCTCCTGGAAGATGCGATTGGCCATATCGATCGCGGCGATACGGGTCGACGTGATCTCTTCTCTGCTCGGCTTCAGCAGCCAATTCCGCAGCCACAGCCTCGGATTCCAGCGGTCAGGCAGCATGAGGCGCCTCCTGCTGCTCGTCGTTGGCCGGCGGCAGCTCGAAGACGTCGGAACGGGTGATCCGAATAAGGGGGGGTATGCCCCTGCTCTTCCAGTTGTGGACTCGCTGGACACCGCCGCGCGTGTCATAGCCGAGCGCGCGCGCGACGACCGAAGGGCCACCCAGCTGGTCGATCAGCAGGGAATCGGGATGCACATCCGTCGGGTTCTTGGCGTTCATGCGGGCATTAAACGCCATGTTTAACGGCGCGTCAATCGAATCAACGCAGCGTTTAACAACGTGCTGTTTAGTAACGGGAAAATGGGGCATGTCTGCCATGCACCCATCTATGAAGCGGCTTTACGAAGCTGCCGAACGTCTGACCCCCGCGATACGTGGCCAGTCGGAACTCGCTCGAGCAATCGGGCAATCTCCGCAGGTCGTTAAGAACTGGGAGGTCCGGCCTACGGGCGTGAGTGCCCAAGGAGCGTCCAAGGCGCAACAAGCCCTGGGAATTAGCTCGACCTGGATCCTAGAGGGAACCCTACCGATGCACGTAGGCATCAGCCAGGTGCCTGCGTCTCAATCTGCGGGACTGCAACGTCAGATCATCGCCACCACGGTGAGGTTGATCGATTATGTGGATGACATGGTCCTAGACCCTATCCCTGAAGGAGATCGCGAGAGGTTGATCGATATCGCGACAGCGGAGGTCGTGGAACGCTGGGCATCTGGGATAGGGGGAGAGAAGGACCTGGCAACTGCAGGCCGCAACGTCATCGCCAAGTTCCGGTCCGGAGGGTGAACGACGATGTCAGTGAGCGAGAAGGAAATGCGCGGCATGGCTGCGGCGGTTGCAGCCGCTCTAGGGGCCAGGACCGGGAAGCGGGTTCGACGCCTTGCATTGGTTGATCCCGAGAAGAACCAGCCTGACGCGCTGAACGCGCTGCAGCGTGACGTCCTCTATTCCAGGATCCGAGACCTAGGTCGCATGTATTCACTGATGTGGCTGGTGCGCCAGGAGACGACCCACGTACATGGGATAGTGGAGTGCCTTCAGGACACTGAGCTGGAGTCCTTGCTTGCCAAGATGGAGCGAGGACGAGAATGCAGAGTCGAGGGCATCGCATTCGATGACGCTGGCCTGGTTAGAAATTCAATGATGGAGTACTCATGAAACGGGATCTTTCGGCAGCAATTTTGATTCTGGCAGCTGTTGCAGGGACGTCGGTCGCACGGGCGGACGAGCGAAACTTCTTAGGAATTCAGGTCGGCGGCGCACCACCGCAGGAGTGCCCATTTGAGGTGTCCTTCGGAAGCCGAAGCTATCGATATCCTTCTGGCCAAGTGTGCGTTACATCTCTTGGCTACGCGCCTGGCACTGACCCTATTGACCTGACCGGAACAAAGGAGCTGATCGCGCACATCGACAGTAAAACCGCGCCCAATGGCGTGGAAAGTGTCTATGTGGATATCGTTGGCGGCATCGTCCAAAGTGTGCTGGTCTCAACGGCGGGATTCTCCGTACAAGAGCAGCTGCTCTCGGATCTCACTGCCAAGTATGGGAAGCCAAAGAAGCTGGAACGCAGCCCGGTGCAGACTGGTATAGGAGCAAAGTTCGAGCGAATTGAAGCCGAATGGCGCAAGCCCGACCTCAACATTGACTACCGAGGCATGGGCACCAGCATCACAGAAGGGCATATTTCGGTCCGAACGGACGCGGGGCAAGCCGCGTTCCTTGAGAAGTACGGCGGGCAACGATCCTTCTAGCCCCCTAAAAGAGCCCCGGCAGTCGGCCGGGGCTTTTTTTTGCCCGTTGTTAAACATGGTGTTGACTTCATGATTACACAGGGTGTTTAATGCGCTCGTCGCCCAGCAACCCGTGCTGGACCGCCGGAGCCCGAGATGGACCACACCGCCCTCAATTCAGCTTCCCACCGCGCCCAGGCAACCTGGGAGAACCGCGAAGATCCGCGCATCGCCGCTGAGGCGGCCATCGACAGCACGGCACTGGAAGCCCTGCGCGCCGCGCCGGCCATGCTCGAACAGACCTTCGGCTTCCAGTCGCCTGCCTTCTGGGCCAAGGCCGCCCGCCTGCTGGATGCCCAGCAGGACACCGCCTTCGCGACCCTGATCCGCGAGGCCCGCGACGCCTACGTCAACGAGGAAATCGAGGACGCAGCCGACGACAAGGGTCTGTCCGCCAACGGCGCCATCGACCATCTGCTTGCGGAGCGCGCGGCATGAGCGCCACCGCCCTCCAGGTCCTCGACGACGAGATCAAGGTCATCAGCCAATCCCTCTCCCGACACCGCGCCCGTGCAGACCGCACCGCCGCACGTAAGGGCGAGCGCGATATCCACGCCGACCGGGTCTGCGATTGGGCGGAGTACCGCCGCGACCGGTTGCGCGCCGCAAGGGCCGAGATTGCCCGCCTCATCGCCAGCAACCAGCACGCAACCGAAGGAGCCACCGCATGAACACCAACGTTCGCCAGATCCGCGAGTTCCAGGCCGTGCGCGACGCGATCGCCTGCACCGGCCTGAGCCCGGCGCCGCTGTTCCAGCGCCTCAATGCCGAGCAGCGCCGGGGCTATCGCGGCCTGTCGGTGGTCGACAACGCGCTGCGCCTGCGCCGCCAGTTCCAAGACGAGTTCGCAAACCAGCCTGACCCGGAGGCCGCATGAGCCAGGACGCGTCCCAGTTCGAGGAACTGCTGAAGGCGGACACCCTTCGAATGTCAGTGGAGTTCATCGCCTACGGCGCGCTGATCGGCTTCATCGTCGGCGCGGCCGCCGTGCTGATCTTCCAAGACATGTTGAAGGCGGTGATGTCGTGAACCGCCGCCTCGCTTACATCGTCGCGCCGGTGCTGATGTGGGGGTTGATCTGCGGCTTCGCTGCCGCTGGCGCACTGCTGGCCATCGTCCACGGCAATTACCTGTCACTGCTGATGGCCCGCGCGGTGCTGGCCGGCGCTGCCTATCAGACCGCCCTGGAGTGGTTCCGCGCCGAAAAGGCGCTGACCGAGCGCCGCAGCGGCATCCAGTCCCTGACCTCCGCCATGCCGGTACCGGCGGAAGACCTGCAGTAACCCACTGCCGGCCCGGCCGGCTCAACCGACGAGGTCCACATGTTGCAGCTTGAACGACACGAAGCGACCGTCCGCAACGTCAACCAGCGCATCCAAAAGCACGGCAAAGACCGTGTGCTTGCCGGTGACCTGGCCATTGCGTGCACGGCGCCGAACACCATCCTCGAAACCATCGAGCCGGGCCTGCGCCAGAGTCTGTTCCGCAAGCAGGTCAAGGGCGACCAGCTGGACTTCGACCATGAACAGAAGGCCCGGGCAGCACAGATCATCGATGGCCTGGTCGCGGTTCGTCACCCTGGTCTGAGCCCCGTTGCTGTGAGCCACAAGTTCACCGGCTACGAGCTGACCATCGAAGACACCTACGACGACTCCAACGTCGAGCCCATCGTTCTGGTCGACGCCACCCTGAAGAAGCTGACGATCCAGCCTCTCGAAGGCGGCAGCGTGGTGCTGGGCTTTGTCATCTCGGCCGAACTGACCACGGACGAGATTGCCGAACTGGCGGATGCCCTGGTGCGCGAGAACGTCCGCATCACCTTGACCCCACCTCGCGCTCAGTCCCAACAGCAGGCCGACCTCGCTGCCTGATCCCCCTGCCCTGCGCCTCCCCCTGTGGCGCAGGGCTGACAGCCCGGAAAGACGGGCAACCCTCTACCCGCCCTGGAGCACAACATGACCAGCACCACTCCGGCCACCGGCCGCATCCAGCTGTTCGACGTCGACAGCTCGCAGATCCACAGCATCGGCCACGATGCCGCCACCAACACCCTCGCAATCCGCTTCTACCGCGGCTACGGCGACAACAAGGTGCCTGCGGCGGTCTACCACTACGCCAACTTCAGCGCCGAGGAGTTCCAGGCGTTCAAGGACGCCGACTCACTCGGCAAGCACTTCGGCGCGTACATCAAGCCGTTCCCGGAAAAGTACCCGTACCACAAGGTCGCCGAGCAGCAGCTGGCCGCCTGATCGACTACGGGGAGGAATGCGCAGGCTGATGCGGAGCTACGGTCCGCCTGATTTGCCCCCGGCACCAGATCGAGCCGGGCCACTGCCGAAAGGGCGACGTCCCTCCGGTCAGGACCAAGAAAACACCGCAGGCAAGCCGGAGATCAGCGCCGGCCCTCCCCCCTATTCCAACGACGCCGGCTACGCCGGCCGGAGCATTCAATGAGCAACATCGCACCCATGAAGCAGCGCGGCGGCGACCTGGTGACGGCCGAGCAGGCCGAAGCCATCCGCACTGCCCTGAAAACCAGCCTGTATCCCGGCGCCACCGATGATTCCGTCGACATGGTGCTGGCTTACTGCCGGGCCGGCGGCCTGGACCCGATGACCAAGCCGGTGCACATCGTTCCGATGTGGGTGCCGGAAAAGAAGCAGGGCAACCGTGTCATCAGTCAGGCCGGCATGCGCGATGTGATCATGCCGGGCATCGAGCTGTACCGCACCAAAGCCCACCGCACTGGCGAGTACGCCGGCCAGGACGAAGCCGCCTTCGGCCCGACCATCGAGGAAACCTTGGGCGGCGTCCGCGTTCGCTACCCGGAATGGTGCAGCGTGGCGGTCTACCGCCTCGTCAACGGCAATCCCGTGCGCTATTCGGCCAAAGCCTACTGGCTGGAAAGCTACGCGACCGCCAAGCGGGACAGCGATGCACCGAATGCCATGTGGAAGAAGCGGCCCTTCGGCCAGCTGGAGAAGTGCGCCGAAGCGCTGGCCCTGCGAAAGGCCTTCCCCGAGGCTGTGGGCGCCCAGCCGACCGCAGAGGAAATGGAAGGCCGCGTTATCGAGGGCGAAGCCGCCCAGGTTCGCCAGGAGCCGCAGCAGCAGCTGCCGCGCGAGCTGCCGCCCTACCCGGCCGACAAGTTCAAGGAGAACCTGCCGGCCTGGGGCGCGCTGATCGCTGCTGGCAAGAAGACCGCCAGCCAGATCATCAACATGGTCAAGACGAAGGGCTCCCTGACCGAGGAGCAGATGATCGCCATCGAGGACTACGAGCAGGTGGACGACATTGCCGCCGATACCGCCTCGACCACTACCAGCACCAGCGACGACACCGGCCCCATCGACTGGAATGCGCCGGGCGAAGGAGAGCGCGCATGAAGACCGTCGAATTGATCCAGGGCACCGCGGAATGGCACGCCCACCGCGCGCAGCACCTCAACGCCAGCGACGCGCCGGCGATGCTCGGTGCGTCCACGAACCACTCCCGCACTGATCTGATCCGCGAACTGGCCGCAGGTGTGCCGCGCGAGTTCAGCGACTTCGTCCAGGAGCGCGTCATCGATCCGGGCCATGAGTTTGAGGCGCAGGCCCGTGCCATTGCTGAGCAGCTGGTCGGCGAGGATCTCTACCCGGTCACTGGTGTGGCCGGGAAGTACTCGGCCAGCTTTGACGGCCTGACACTGCTGGAGGACATCGCCTGGGAGCACAAGCGCCTGAACCAGACGCTGCGCGATGCCATGTTCGATGGTTGCACCGGTACCAACCTGCCGCTGATGTACCAGATCCAGATGGAGCACCAGGCGATGGTCTCCCAATGCGAGCGCGTGTTCTTCATGGCTTCCGAGTGGCGCCAGACCTCCGGCGGCTGGGAACTGGTCGAAGAGCGGCACTGCTGGTACACGCCCAACCCGGAACTGCGTGCTCGCATCGTCGCGGGTTGGGCTCAGCTCGAGGCAGACGTCGCAGCATTCGAGCCGGGTCCTGCCAGCGAGCCTGCGCCAGTCGGTCGCGCGCCGGAGACCCTGCCCGCGCTGAGCATCCAGGTCACGGGCATGGTCACCGCGTCTAACCTGGCCGAGTTCAAGGACAACGCGCTGGCGGTCCTGGGTTCGATCAACCGTGAGCTGCAGTCCGATGAGGACTTTGCCAATGCGGAGAAGACCGTCAGCTGGTGCAAGGGCGTCGAAGAACGGATCGAGGCGACGAAGCAGCAGGTACTCGGCCAGACGGCGGACATCGATGCGGTGTTCCGCACGATGGATGACGTGGCGGCAGAGACACGCAAGATTCGCCTCGAGCTGGATAAGCTAGTGGCGAAGCGGAAGGAGGAGCGCCGCACCGAGATTTGCAACTTCGCCCGCCGGGCAGTGATCGACCACATCCACAGGATCAACGAAACGCTGGGCGACCACGCGGTCCCGATGCCTACGACGCTGGTGGCTGACATCGCCGCCGCCATCAAGGGCAAGCGTTCCTTCTCCAGCATGCAGGATGCCGTCGATGCGGTGGCTACCAACGCCAAGATCACCGCCAGCCAGGCCGCAGACCGCATCCGCGCCAACATCGCCATCCTCGCCGAGCACCCGGACTACGCCACCCTGTTCGCCGACCGCGTGCAGCTGTGCGCCAGCAAGGCGCCGGAGGATCTGCGCAACCTGGTGGCGGCGCGCATCTCCGAGCACCAGCAGGCGGAGCAGGCCCGCCTGGACTCCCAGCGGGAGCATATCCGCAAGGAGGAAGAAGCCCGTGCGCAGAAGGCGGTAGCGACCGTGCAGCCGCCCGAACCTGTGGCAGCGGCACCGGCAGCCGCACCCGTGCGCACCGCGCCGACGGCAGTGGTCAGCGCCCCGGCACCGAACGCCGCGCCGCGCGAGGTGGTCAAGATCAAGCTCGGCGACATCAACGCGCGCATCGCCCCGCTCTCGATCAGCGCCGACGGTCTGGCCCTGCTGGGGTTCAAGCCGATCAACGCCACCGGTGCCGCGAAGCTCTACGACCAAGCGCAGTTCCCGGACATGTGCCGGGCCATGATCCACGGCCTGCAGGATGCGGCCGACCAGTACCCGCTGGCCGCGTGATGGAGTTCTGGCGCACCAGCGAACTGCGGGCCCTGCGCCAGATGGAGGGCTGCGACGCGATGACCGTCGCGGCTGCCCTCGGGCGCACGCCCCGCGCGGTCCAGGAAATGGCCCGCTGCCAAGGGATGCCGGTACCGCGCCAGCCTCACGCCCGGTACTGGCCGGCCACCACCAAACGCCGCGCCCGGCAGCTCCGGGCCAGCGGCAACACCGTCAACCAGATCAGTGCCGCGCTGGGCGTCCCGTTCGGGACCGTGCGCCGCTGGGTCTACGAAGGAGCAGCAGCATGACCAGCATTCACGTGAAGCCCGTCTTCAGCGGCGCCACCGATCGCGAAAAGGACCAGGCCCGGCAGAAGCTGGCCAGCGACCTTGCGCGCTTCGAGGCCGCCGGCGGCAAAGTCCAGATCCTGGGCAACAGCGGCATCGACAAGAGCACTATCAGCCGCCGGCAGGTGGTTGAAGGTGGTCACGGTCGCCGAGGTGGGAAGAAGGCGGCCAACGCATGATCCGCCGCCACCAGCTGTTGCGGCATGAGCCGCACAACGAGATCTACGGCGACTGCCACCGCACTGCCATCGGCTGCCTACTCGATCTGGAGCCGTGGCAGGTTCCCCATTTCGTCCAGCTCGGCCATACCGTGCCGGGCTACAGCTGGGAGGCTGGCCAGGCTGAATTCTTGGCACAGCACGGCCTGTTCGCGGTCGACATCTACTTCGATGGCAGTTCCCTCGAAGGCGTTCTGGGCTTCATGCAGGAACGGAATCCGAAGGCCTTCTATCTACTGGCCGGCCAGAGTCCTAGGGGTACTGATCACTCTGTCATCTGTTGCGGCGGCGGCTTCGACTGGGATCCTCACCCTGCCGGTGGGTTCCTGGTTGGCCCGATGTCCCACGGCTTCTACGAGATCACCTTCCTGCTGCCGCTGGCGATGCAGATGCGGGAGGCCGCATGAGCCGCCACATCGCCCGCCGTGCGCCCAAGGAGACGTTGGGCTTCGCTTGGGGCCGGTTCCCGACCATCGACGGCAGCGCCATCACCTGGCGCCTGTACCGCCGCGACCACCGCCGTGCACTGCATATGCACGTGCTGACCTTCTTTGCCCATGACGACCGAGCCCTGATCGCCGGCCACCTGCGCCGCGCGCGCCGCTACCTGCGCGACAAGGTTGACGACATCGACCTGCACGCAATGGGGGTGTCGGCATGAGCCTACCTGCGCTCTGCACGTTTCCTGTAGCTCTCCATCAGCCAGCCGAAGCGCTTGTTTCCTTCCGCCTCGGCGAGCGCGAGGGCTTGGAGTGCAGCATCGATGCCACCCCGGATGATCTTCAGCGTAGCCGGAATCTTCTCGTTCTCCAGATCAGGCAGCGCAGTTGCGGCCGCGAGAACGGCCTTCGCAGTCTCAATCGCGATGACTACCCCAGTGGCAGCGTGCAGGTCGACGGCAGGCCATTTGGTCAGGTCAACTTCACGCACAGCCAATCGCGACAGCCCGTAGTTCAGGCTATCTGCGTAACTGACCCGGTGCTCACGATAGATGAGGTGGTGGGCATCTACCCACATCGAACGCTCGGTGTCTTTGCCTACCGGCATGTCGGTATCCACCTTGCGCAGGCAGGCGTGCGCGTCGACCAAATCATGCATGTACGCCGCCATGAACAGTGCGGTCGCCTTCCGGCGGACGAGGCGCTGCTGAATAGACGGTGCGAACACCGCAGCGAACACCGCAGCGACGGTGCCGACTGCCGCCCACGCATCCCAGTTGACCTCGCAACTCTTGCTGAGCCGCCAGCACTGGCTAACCCCATCCCTCATCGCCCACAACTCATGAATCCAACTCACTGGCGTACCCCCCTATCCCTGTTGGAGCCGATTCTGCCATGACCTACATCCATCCGAACGACCGCGTCTACGCGCTGGAGCGCGCCATAGCCGCCGCTGTCGCCCAGGGCGAGGACCGCAAGGTGCAGGACGACCTGCGCGAGATCCTGGCCGAAGCCCGCAGCGAGGCCCGGGGGTGAGTGGCCTGGTGCTGGTGCCGGCGCCGGAGGATCCGGGCATTCCCGCCCGGATGCGGCAGCCGACGAAGGACGCCTATCGGCAGTGGCTTGCCCAGGCCAACGAACGCATCGAGCAGCTGCAGGCCGAGGTGGCCGAGCTGCGCGCAGGCGGCAGCACCAGCACCACCCGGCCCGGCCTGGTCGCCGACCTGGTAACCGCCGCAGCTGCCCTGGGGCACCACGAAACGCTGCGCAGCAGCAGCGACGAAACCATCGACTACTGGCGCACGCGCGTTGAGCAGCTGCGCGCCGAACTGACAGGAGAACACCATGGCTGACGGCTCCCGAGCGCCAGACATTCGCGTCACCCCAAAGTCCCGCACTCGCGCCGCGCTGGTCGGCGACCTGTTCTGCGGTGCAGGCGGCCTTTCGAACGGTGCGGCGCGCGCCATGCGGGAGCTGGGCCGGCCGGTGCAGCTGATCGCCGTGAATCACTGGCCGGTCGCCATCGAGACGAACCGCCGCAACCATGCGGACCACGCCGACCGCATCCACTGCGCGGACCTGGAATCGGCGCTGCCGCTCACGCTGGTGCCCGAGGGCCGACTGGATCTGCTCATCGCTGCCCCGTCGTGCGTGTTCCACAGCCGTGCGCGCGGCGGGCGTCCGGTGCATGACCAGCAGCGCATGGATCCTTGGCACGTCGTTCGCTGGTGCACGGAGCTTCGGGTCGGCCGCATCCTGGTGGAGAACGTGCCTGAGTTCATGGAATGGGGCCCGTGCAGCCTGGTCACCGGCCGGCCGATCAAGTCCCGCCGTGGCGAGTACTTCCGCGCGTGGATTGCCGCGCTCGAGGCCGTGGGTTTCAAGGTCGACTGGAGGGTCCTGACCTGCGCGGACTACGGCGACCCCACCACGCGCCGGCGCTTCTTCCTGATCGGCCGCAGCGATGGTAAGCGCCTGCGCTGGCCCGAGCCGAGCCATGACCGGATTGGCAGTACCGACCTGCTCGGCAGCCGGCAGCGCTGGCGCGGTGCCCGCGAGGTGATCGACTGGACCATGACCGGCAAAAGCATTTTCACCCGCACGAAGCCGCTGAAGCCGAACACCCTGCGCCGGATCCTCGCTGGCGCCGTGAAGTACAGCTGGCCTCGGCCCTACATCGATGCAGTGCAAGCGCTGCTCGACGGCCAGGCGCCGCGACTGGTGTTCAGTCGCGCCGAGGCCGTGGCCTTGGGCCTGGTCGGCGCGGATCCGATGCTGGTCCATCTGCGCGGAACCAGCGAGCAGCACCTGCAGGCCACGGCGAAGTCTGCCGACGCGCCACTGCCAACGCTCACCGCCGGCGGCAGCCACGTTGGGTTGGTGCTGGCCACCAGCAGCGGCGGCGTCGCGCGCGACCTGGACCAGCCGCTCCCCACCATCACCACCGGCGGCGCTGGCGCCGAGCGCCCCGGCTGCGCACGCCCTCAGCTGGTGGAGCCGCTGGTGATGGCCACTGCCAGTGGCGGAACGGCGCGCAGCGTCGACAACCCGGTGCCCACGATCACAACGGGCGGCAACGGCGCGCGGCCGCACCTGATCGAGCCGATCATCGTGCCCACGTCCAACACCAGCAGCGCCGGCGTGCCGCGCTCTGCCGCTGAGCCTATCCGCACGGTGACCACCGCCAAGGGCGGCGACCAGGCGCTGGCTGTGCCGCTGGTGGCCCAGTACTACGGCGCCACGGCCACGGCGCAGTCCGTAGCTGAGCCCGTGCCGTCGGTGACCACCAAGGCACGCTTCGGCCTGGCCGAGCCCGTGCTGATGCGTGCCGGGCATGGCGACAGCGACGGCCGCAATCCCGTGAGCCGCGTGCTGGATGCCGACGCGCCGATGCCCGCGCTGACCGGGTCGAACGAGATGGCTCTCGCCGAGCCCATCGTCATGCGCGGCAACGTCGGTACCGGCCGCACCGGCGACATGCGGCCGGCGAGCGAGCCCATGCCCACCATCACCTGCTCCGAATCGCTGGCGCTGGCCGAGCCGTTCACCATGCCGGTGACCCATCACGGCGGCGAGCGAGTGCGCGGCGTCGACGAGCCGCTGCCGACCATCACCGGCGCCAACCGCGGCGAGCTGGGCCTGGCTGCCCCTGCAGCAGACGTGGCTGACGAGGTTCGCATCGACATCAACTACCGGATGCTGCACTGGCGGGAGCTGGCCCGAGCCACGTCGTTCGATGACGAGGGCGAGGTCTACGACTTCGCCGGCAATGCCACTGAGATCACCAAGCAGATCGGCAACGCGGTACCGAACCGCACCGCAAAGGCGCTGGTCAAGGCCCTGATGCAGGAGGCAGCATGAGCATCAGACGTCAGCACGCCAACAACGGTATGGCCGCCGGTGGCCGGCCTATCCGCATCCCCCGGTCGATCGACAGCGTGCGCTCGCACCTGAAGCGCCACCTTCTGGAAGAAGGGAAACGCATGCAGGACCTTGCCGACGTCTGGGGCTGTTCGAAACACAACGTCTACGACCTGTTCTACCGCGACCGTCCCATCTCCCCGAACCACATCGAGCTCGCCGCGAAGATGCTCGGCCTGGACGAGTTCGACACCAACGAGTTGCGCCTGCTCGGGGCCCGCGAGGCCGGCTGGCAGATCGACACCAATTTCCTACTGGAGAAGATCGCATGACCACCGACAACAAGACCCTGGCGGACGTGCAGCCCGGTGGGAGGGTGAGGCTGGGGGACCAGGCCTTCGCGCAGGGCTGCGATGAACTGCGCACGCGCACGTACGGCGAGATGGCGGCGTACCTCGAAGGCGTCGCGGACGGACGGAGAGCCCCCTTCTCCGCCCAGCCCTCCCCGGGTGGTCAGGGGGATGCTCGCGCAATCATCGAAGAATTCGTCCAGTGCGCCACGCTGGGCCGACCGCACGGCAAGCTGATCGCGCAGGCAAAGGACTACCTCGCCGCCCGCCAGCCGGTGGGGGCTGTGCCCCAAGGATGTGATGCATGCCATCGAACCGGCATCCGACAGAATGATGAAGGCCGCAACATCTGCTGCCCGGACTGCGACCTGGGCAGGGCCTGTGCTGGCGACACCCGCCAGCCGGTGGGGGACCCGGTGGATGACTATGACTCCGCATTCCAGGAGCCAGACCACGCGCCTTACCTGGTGGATGCCGCTGGCTACTATGCGCTGCAATCATTCCTGACCGTGGCCGAGGAATTCCGTCGCAGTGCTGAGCCATACATCGAGGCCATCAACGAGGGCGGAAGTGCTGGGGATGACGAGATTTCGGAGGTGTTCGACAGCCATCTGAATCACGCGAAGAGGGCCGTGTCGCGCTCGACCATGTACGCAGCCCCGCCCGCGCAGGCAGTGGACTTGGGGCAGTTCCGGGAGTTGGCCGAGTTCGCGTTGCGAAACGCGAAGCTTCACAACTGCTGGGAGAAGCGGGAAGCACTGGCGCGTGAACTGCTGGCCCTGATCGACAGCCAGGCGGTGCGGTCGTGAGCCTGCCCTACGAGAACGCCACCAGCGGCGACAAGGCCATCGGGGAGATCCAGAAGATGCTCCGTGCCTTCGGCTGCCAGCGCTTCGCCACCGGCGAGGACTACGAGAGCGGCGAGCTGTTCATCCAGTTCGAGCACCGCGGCCGGCAGGTGCAGCTCAAGGCCAGCGCCCGGGGCTACGCAGCAGCGTGGCTGCGCGCTCATCCCTACGGGCCGCGCGTACGCGCCAGCCGGGCGGACCATGAAGCCAAGGCCCTGAAGATCGGCGGCATCGCCGTCTTCTCGATCCTGCGCGACTGGGTCAAAGGCCAGGTGACCGCCATCGAGATCGGCATGCTGACGTTCGAGGCGGCGTTCCTGTCGCACATCCTGCTGCCCAGCGGGCAGACGGTCATCGAGCACGTGCAGCACCAGAAGCTTCTGCCGCAGGAGCAGACCAATGCCTGATCAGACTCGCGGGAGGCCCGATTCAAGTTTACCTCTTGGGCTTCTTAAGGTTGCCCGCGATGATGCCGATGGCCTCATTCAGTTCGGAGGACACTTTCACCAATTGCAGCCGGAAAGCCTCAAGGACGTCCACGTTTTCCCCGGTGTAGTTTTTAACAGCTTCCCGTACCGCATGCTCCATCCGCTTTGCGTACATGGCACCTATCACACCTTGACTCAACGGGGCGGCTGCTGCACCGAGAACATGGATCTTCTCCAGGTGCCTCTCAAGCAGTGGAGGAACTCGAAGAATGTCTCCCCCCTCTTCATCAAAGCTTTCTGTGATCGCCATGCCCCTCTGGTGTTTCACATAGCTAGCGAGGCGATGGATCGCCCGTTGCCAGTCCACAAGCGTCGTCAGCAGCAGCACGCTTACGCCTCGCGCCTGATCCGCAGCGTCCAAGCGACGCCGACGGCCTTCAGCGAGAGCAAGCCCCAGTGCGACGAACACTGCAGCGACCGTCCCGATTGCCGAGGCCCAAGCTGCTGCGTCCGCGCTGGAGAGCTTGGGGAAGGTAGCGAAACCGAACGCAGCACACGCACCCACGGCGACAGAAACCGGCGCAAGCACGATCGGACGCATGAGGAAATGCCCAACAGCTTTCAGTCTTGCCATGCAGCCCCCCTCCAAGTCATTGGAAGGAATTCTGCCACGGAGACGGCGCATGGCTGACCTACTCCAGGGCGAACTGCCCGACTTCCGCGAGGTGGGCCACGTTCTGGCCAGCCTGTCCGGGGTTGACCTCACCAAGGCCAGCAAAGCCACCGTGCGCGCGTGGGAGGCCCGGGGCCTGGCCCTGATCGAACTCTCCCGTGGGGACCGGGCCGAAGCCGGGCGGATCATGGCCCCCGTATCGAAGCGCCGCCGCCGCGGCACCAATCTGGCCGCCGCCGGCGCGCCGAAGGAGGAAGCATGAACGAGAACGCCGCAGTCACCCCCAGCCGCCTCCTGCGCCGCGCCGACGTCCTGGCCCGGGTGGGGATCGCCAAGTCGACCCTGTATTTGCGCATTTCGGCCGGGACCTTCCCCAAACCGGTCCATCTGGGCAGCTCCGTTCGCTGGGTCGAATCGGAGATCGATTCCTGGATTCAGGACCAGATGGAGCAGCGCGACCAGAGGGGCGAAACCGGGGGTATGGATGGGGGTATCGCTGACGCAGCGTAG